TTATACCAACCTAAATTAATATCAAAGTTTCTTTGTAGTTTTCTTCCAAACCTAGTATTGTCTAATAATGCATTAAGACCATAATTAACTAGACCAGTTTTTAGACCATCTTTTAATCCTTGTTTTATTCCAGCACCTATATTTTGTCTATATTCTTCTTTAGTGTTACCTCCTACTAGACCCATATAATAATCAGGATCCATACCGCTACCTTGACCAGTATATCCTTGTCCAGAAAACCAATCTGATTTGCTTGGTGTAAAGTTTGGTAAATTTGGACATGTGTTGTTTTCACAAAAATCTGCCCAGCTATCATAACCTGAACCTGGTCTAGCCCACATTTGATCCATGTTATCATTATACATTTCCCAAGCATCATTCTTTCTATTATACCTGCTAATCATTTGAGGTACTGTTCTAAGTAACATACTACCAAGTGCAGTTGTACCTGCTATTTTCATAGACTGATTTAAATTAGATCTTCCTCTGTTACTACCCATATATCCAAACTGTGCTTTTGGTAATAGATTAGATAATTGACCACCTCGTTTAGCCATAGCTGGTTGCATATTAGGCTGCATATTAGGCTGCATGTTTGGTTGCATTGCCATCATCTCTTGACCAGGAGCTGGTGCAGACATATTAGCTTGTGATGGAGGTAACATACCTTGTTGTGCCAACATGTTTTGTTCTTGCTGTCTTCTTTGCTGCTCTTCCATCATTTGTTTTGCACTAAGTAATTGCATTCTTTGTTCAAATGGAAGTTGTACTAACATTTGTAATTCAGCTTCTTTTCTAGATATATCTTGAACTTGTTGTGAAAATTGTAGTGGATCAATACCTTTTTCAGATAAGTATGGATATGCAGCTAATGGAACACCATCTTCAAATTCTTTTTTTGCTTCTTGTAGAAATGCTATTTGAGATAAAGCTCTTTTATTTTTACCTATCATATACTCAGCTGTATCTCTTGTTATATTATCTGAAGACTCATCATCTAATAATCCCATAAAATTATTAAGTTGATACTTTTTAGAAACAGCAGCAGGAGTTAATTTTTTCTTTGACTCTAACCCCATTTCAGCAAGTTCAAATTTACTAAATTTCATTGCTGGTGTGTCAGAGTAAATAAATGATTGAGGTGGAAGATTTAACGGAGTACCACCTTGATGATGTCTTTTACCTTGTATTTCATATAATTCAAAGTTCCCATCATTGTTAAGATCAGTAAGGACGGTCTCACCTTTCTCAGCTTCTAGATTAGCTTCATCTCTAGGAACAGCGTTAATAGAATAATTAACCTTAGATGTTGGATCTTCAGTTGCAAACGGATCTAAATGTGGATATGTTACTAATCCAAAATCTGACTGATCACCAGTAGTACCTCCGTCTTTGTACACTTTTCCATTTACAATAGAAAAGCCAGCTGGTAATTTATTAATGTTTACTTTCATAATTATAATATTGTTATATCTGCTCCCGCAGCAACTAATTGTTTATATGTATTTATATCTATATCTATAGATCCTCCTGATTTATAGAAACTTCCTCCTCTTTTTGCTGATTGTGTAGTACCAGAAATAACTTTATCATCTGGTCTAAATATACCAGTATTAGGATCATAGTTACCTTTATTACCTGATGTATCTGCATCTGTAGCAGCAAATATATTATCTGCTAAAAATGCATTGTTCATCATATCAAGTTTTTGTTTTCTTTCATTTGCAGCTCTTGCTATTTTAGTAATAGGTTTTGACATATTAATTGCCATATCACTAATCTTAGTATATGTTTGAACTGGTTTACTATCAGCTACTCTTAACATAGTATTATATGCTCTAGTTCCAAAACTTGGTTTTTCACTTGCTAATTCAATAGCATCTGCTCTATCAGATCTCATCTGTGCTTCTGCTGCCTCTGACTCATCATATGCATCCATAGCTGCTAAATCACCATCAAAACCTAATTCCATAGATCTATCATATCTATCTAGATTTTCTTGAGTTCCCTGATACTCTGGTATATTACTCATCTGTTCTTCTAAGTTTGCACTAAATTCTTCTGACTGTTGTTGCATTTGTTCTGCAGATGGTATAATTGTTGCATTAGCACCAGTTCCCATTAATCTACCTTGACTTTCTGCTATTGTATAATCCATTGCATCCATTGTATTTTGTAACTCTGGAGATGGGCTAAAATCTACTTCTGGAAGATTTAATGGGTTTGTGTCAACCTGATTCATACTTAAAGAAGGATTTTCTAATCTTTTATTCATATCTGCAGTAAATGCTTCAAAGCTATCCATTGATCTTTGAACTGCTTGTGAATTAGCATACATTTGTGCATCAGTCATAGGTTTGTATTGATCCTCAGTAGTTGGTGCACCTAATACAGGAGTATTCAAAAAACCTGCAGGATTATTTAATGTTGGACCTGGGTTAGTAAAAGGTGAAATTTGATTACCTGATAAACTATATCCTGAAAATGTTGGAGTAAACATTCCTTGTGTTGGTGTACTAAATTCTCCTAATGATTGATATTTTGGTAAGCCACCACCATATCTTGCAAGATTAGGTGGAATGTCTTGAAGATCTTCAACACCTGGTGCATTAGGATCTACAGGTGCATCTACTGGTTCTGCAGGAATATATGGAATAGCTTTTTGTAACTCTGGTTCAGAATTATTAAGAGGTATTTCTGTAACTGGAATTGTTGGCATTGTTATAGGTTGATTCATTGGATTAGCCATTGATCTTTGCCATTCTATAGAATCATCATCTCTATTAAAAGGTGTGCTTGATCCTTCAAAGTCTCTTGACAAAAATGAGTCATCTTGACCTTGTATAATAGTGTTTCCTTGTGGACCTATATAATTTGGATCTCCTGATCCTTCTAATCTTTCTAAATAGTTATATGGATTTGAGCTACCATCACTTCTTTCTGTATAACCTAAATAATCTGCATCCCTGTATTTTTCCTCTAATAAATCTCCTTGTTTAGCTCCAGAAAATCTACTGTATGTTTTACCTTTACCTGTAAGTTCATATAAATCATAATCAAAATCTTTGACCTTACCATACATATCACGTCTACCCTTTCTTCTTTCATTAAGAAAGTTTACCATATCTTCTTCACGTATCTCTTCTTCATCTTTTAAATATTTACCAGGGTTGTAAGCCATTTTAAGCCTATCCTCTTCATTATAATATAAGTCTTGATCAGATACATTTCTTATAGTATATTTCATATAATCTTCTTTGCTGCCAGGATCATAATAGTTTTCACCTTTAAAACTTTTTACTCCTCTTTCAACAGCATCTACTAATTCTAAAAATGGATTATCTCCTATACCAGAAAGTATAGTTGCTTCATCAGGATTTCTAAAACTTAAATCATTTTCAGCTTGATTAGCAAGCCTTTGAGCTTTTTCCAAATCTGTTAAATCCTCATCATTTTCATTATTAGTATTATTATTTACATTAGCATTTTCATCATTATTTTCTTCTGTATTTTCTTCTGTATTAAATTTTGATTCAAATTCTTCTTCACTTTCACTTTCTGATCTAGTTGTATATTGTTTACCATTCCAAGTAAAAGTTTTTTCACCTGCATCTCTAGCTTGTCTATAAGCTTGACTAAATGTTAAACCTGTTCCAGGATCAGTTGTTCCACTACCTTGACCTTCGTCATTGCTTGCTATTTCCCAATTACCTTGTGGATCTACAGTAGCCATCTGCAAAACACCATTTTCATCTTCCCAGTATGCACTACCATGTTCTATAACAGCATTATCTGGAATACCATTACCATCAGAATCATTTGTATTAGTTTCACTAGATCCTTCATTACCTTGATATTTAGGTAATGAACCGCCCAGCTTTGCTAACATTAAATATGGATTGGTATTAAAAAACATATAGTTACAGTTTACTTTAATAATATACTAAATTATCAGCAGATATGCTAATTATTTGTACCACTATTCATTAAGTTCATTATATCTAATGCATTACTATCCGTACCTCTATACTCATTGTAATACATTCTATTTAATTTATCATAGAGTTTTTTAGCTGACTTTTCTTGATTAGTATTTTTATAAAGACCCTCTACATAATCTTTATAAAATTGTATTTGATTATTTAATCCAAACTCTCCACCTCTAGAAAAACCAAAAATTGTAGATAATAAATTAGGTAATACAGTATTATGTGCAGCTTCAACAGCTAAATCTTTTGTAGTCTCAGAAGTATTTTGATATTCACCTTTTATAATTACATTCTTGTCAATATTATTAATGTCTGTTTCTCTCAATGTAACTAATGGAATATTTGCATTTACTAATCTAGCATAGTCATCAGATTTAGTACCTGGCCTCCATGTTTTAGCTACTTCATGATATATATCAAAATCAGATGAATTCTTTTTATCTCTTGAAATTTGATTTTTATATCTTTCTCCTAATATAATTGCAGTTGCTATTGCAGAATATTCAGGATCCAATAATAAACTATTATCAATATCATATTTATGATACTGAACTTCTCCTAACCTATTCACATAAATTCTTCCTTTATTATTATTAGATGTAGCTTGAGAATATAAATCAGTTCCATTTTTTTGATCATATGATTGTAAAGTATTTAAATCATCTTGTGATAATACTGTTTCTATTTTATTTGTAAATTTAGTATCATATTTATTATCATATCTTGCTAAAGCTTCTCTTTCATTTGGACCAGTATTACCATCACCAACTCTTAATTGTGTCCATCCTACACTATTTGAAGGATCATTTTGAAATCCTATATTATATTTTCTTTCAACACTTCCTGATCCTACAGGATTTAAACCTGCACCTAATTTATTTAATAGTGTTACTCCAGTTTTTCTTCCTAACTTAAGTATATCTTCACCTAATGGATTTATATCTCCCATACCACTTTCATTAGCATATATACCAAATGATACTAATGCTAAATCATTATATAAGTCACCATCTATATTTATAGTCTCCATTACACGTTTTTTATTTTCTGCTAATGAATTTAAAAATGGTTGTGTGTGCTCTGTAAATTCTTTATTTAAATTTATTACACTACCATCAGCTTGTACATAAGGATTATTAGCTCCTTCTGATTGATGTAATGATTTATCAAATTCAAACATAATAGGATTATAATTACCAAAGTTAGTAGTAACATTAATACCTGGTCCATCTTCTACAAACTCACCTTCATCTCCACCTTTACCACTATATCTATTTTTATTGTCTTTAGCCTTATAAAATCCTTTACGTGCTCTTTCTTGGTTTTCTCTTTTAGTGTAAAAGTTTATCTTACCATTTTCATATACAAAAGAACTACCTGAATCTTCGTTTTCTGGTAACACATAAACTTCAGTCCCTTTAGTAATATCAGGATTTTCATATAATGATTGTAGATCTTCACACTTACCATTTATACAACCAGAAGTTAATCTATTGTTATATGGGTTATTATCATATAGTGATGCTGTTCTACCTCTTGTTACACCATGTATAGCAAGTGCTTGTTCTACACCTTGTTCATTAACTAAGTTAAATGATGGTACTAATTCTCCTGGTGCAGCATCACCACGGTATGATCTACCACCATCTGCATTAGTTTCAGAAATAGTATATTTTCCTGCACCTGTCATTCTGTTACCTGCATAATAATCTGTAGAACTAGTGTATAAAGGTTTACCATCTAATTTAATACTTAATAATTCTCTAATGTTTTTAACACCATTATCTTCCATGTGTTGATTAAGTTCATCTTGAGTTAACTTCTTACCTTGATAAAAGTAATCAGATTTTGTAACTGTTGCTTGATCTCCTACCATTGTACCTGTAAGAATATCATATGATTCTCTTGGTTGGGTATCACCAGGATAAATTAAATGCATCTTACTTTTTGATTTATCAATCACTAAATATGGTTTAGCAGTATTTTTATTTACTGTTATTTTTTGATTAACTAAAATTTTACTAGGATCACTAATATTATTATCAGTAACTAAAGTGTTTAAAGGAACTCCAAAATCAGATGCTATTCGTGATAGTGTATCACCTTCTTTTACTGTGTATATTTTTTTTGTACTTGTTGATTTATCAAAATCATTTTTACCTTTAATTATAGTTTGTAAATTATTATAAGTATTTATTTCTTGAATATTTTGTTTTTTACCACCTATAATTTTATATCTACCTGTTTCAGAATCATATTCTCTTTCTACCCAAATATCATTTACAGGAGAAGGTGTGTTTACAACTACACTATCTGTATTAGTTACTGGTGATTTAGCAATATCTTCTTGTTTTTTTATATCATCATTTCTTTCAAACTTAGCATGTTCAGGTAAAAGTATTTGATCTCCAGGATAAATTCTATTAATTGCATCACCTGTAATATTATTTAATTTTGCTACCTCAGTTAAATTTAAATCATACTTACTAGCAATTTCTCCTAGTGTATCACCTCTTTGCACTGTATGAAATAATTTAGGTTTACCACTAAGATCATATTCTCTAGTTTCATTATCAAAATAAATTTTTTCACCTGGATAAATAACGTAGTCTTTTCTGTCTTTAAGTTGTGGATTAAATTGCATAACTTCATCTAATGTGTAACCAGCATCTCTTGCAATTTTTCCTAAATAATCACCTTCTTTTACTGGGACAGATCCACCTGTACGCATCACAGGTTGCTTTATTAAACCTCTCAGTTCTAATTCTTTTTTAGCAATTCCAGATATTTCTTTTCCACTATTATATAATTCAAGTTGTTGTTTAAGTCTATTCATTTTTTTCATAAACTCACCACCTGATTTTAATTCTTCTAGTAGTCCTTTTTTAAACTTTTCAATATACTCTCCAGGAGTTTTATTTGTATATTTTGCATCTTCACCATATAGATTAGGAAATACACTTTCTAAAGATCTACCATCTCTTATATGATTACCAATATATTTTCTAGTTCCTTGTCTTCCTAACATGTTTGATAAAGCAGCAATTTCTAACATAGACATACCATGCTCTACCTCACTGTATTCATTATATAAATCAATTCCATTACTAATTAAACCAGGAACACCTTCTATTAATCCATTTGCTCTATCTTTAAATAACTGTTTTTGATAATCTAAATCTTTAGCAAACTCCTCTCTAGTACCATCATATTTATCTTTAATTTCATTCCATAATTGACCATATAATCCTGTAGCTGAAGATTCAGGATTTAGCATTAACTCTCCATTTAAACTTTCAACATATCTTATACCCTTTTCAAGATCATCAAAACTAATTGTTTCTTTTCCTTCTTGAGCTTTTGGTAACTGACCACCGTATCTAGACATAAAACTAGATTGTCCAAAATCATCTACTATTTCATAAGGATTATCCGTTCCTTCAGGAGTTTGTTGTGCAACATTATCCATAAGCCATATAATGTCTTTATCTTCAAAGTGTCTAAACAATCTGTTATTACCAAATTGATCTTTCATTTTCTTTAAGTCACTTTCATTAAATTTTTTATAATCTCCTGAACTATTATATATACCAGCTTTATCTGCTAAATATCTAAATCTTATCACATCAGACCTAACTTCGTGTGAAGCTGCATCATGAAAATCACTTGAACTATTATAGTTATCTGATAACCAATAACCTATTTCAACAGGATTTTCTGTCATACGTTTCTTATCTTCTTCTGGTAAATTATTCCATACTCTTTGGTATGCTTTATTTCTTTTATTTATCTCTGCATCTAATTCAGGAGATCCTGTAAAAAATCTACCTTCAGTATGTCCTAATTCATGAGCCATAATACCTTCTTGTTGCTCAGTGCTGTAAGGACCAAAGTATTCATTTTGAGGATCTATACTAATCCTACTTTTAGTTGTTGTTTGATTTGATGCCTTACTTCTATGTAGTCCACCAGTATTAGTTCTTTTCTCTATTATAGAAGGAGCTACGTTAACTGGATCATTTAATGGATCCCAATTCCAAATATCATTATGTTGTTTTACATATGGATAATCTTGTACATATTGTTGAGTTTGTTTTAAACCTGTTTTCATAAAACGGGGAACCCACGGATCTGAAGTATTATCAAGTATTTTATTGTATAGATGATTAAACGTATCACCTTGTAGATATGAATCATACCAATCTACTACAGGTTGATATTTATTTGCTACTGCCATTTCTTCATCAGTAAGTGTATATGGATTATAAACACCATCCTGATTCATTGTTGTATATTGTTCTATATATCCATCTCCATCTTGTGCTTTTGGTAATGAACCTCCTAGATTAAATTTAAAATTAGGATTATTTCCTATACGTTTTATATATTCACTTATTGGTAAAACTTCTTGTGGTTGTCTAACTTGAAAACCTTTTGGACCAAATATTGTAGTGATATTATTATTGCCTCTACTTACCATATTAGGATTAACAATAGATCCTGGCATTATCTTAGCAAGATCATCTGCACTTTTTCCAACTGTTGTAAATACACCTGCACCCAGTTCTAGAGGTAAATCAAATTGACCTGTAGCTGGATTCCATTTTCCTACATTTTGAGTATATGGAAAACTAAAGTCTCTTAAAATATCTGTTCTTTGATTAATGGTTTTAAGAGTTTCTGGTCCTACAAGAGGGTTTCCTCTACTCATTTTTATTACATAAGGATTTTTTCCTCCATATAAATTCATTAGATTACCTGGATCATTTGGCCCTCTACCTAAAATCCATCCTTGATTACTAGTAGTATTTAATACATCAAAAGGAGTTTCTCTTTGTAATTGTGAATATCCTGTACGTCTTCCTGTAGTTGCTACGTTTGGTATTGTTGTACCATACTCTGCAGCTTTAGCTATTTCATCTGCACTTGTTCCCACAGGAACATCTACTACTCTGTATAATGTATTTGGATCTTCTATTTTTACTTTACCTGAACCTTTAGTTATTTGTTTTGAAGCATCAACAACTTCATCTGCATGTTTAACTAATTTACCACCTCTAAATATAGGAAATAACATTGCCGTATTAACAACACCTTCAGTTATAGATTCAGAATCAGATATATCTTCCACCCAACTAGCAGGATTAACAAATGTATTAAGCATATCAAAACCACCCCCAATATTTGTACTATGTTGTGGACTCATTGGTAGTCCTTCTCCTAAGTCACCTGTCCACCAATCTTGATTATGAATACTTCTACCAAAAGCTTCCATTGGGTGAGCTACAACATTAAGTAATTTTTCATACCACGCAGGTTCTGGACCAGCTGGACTAATTGTACCATGAGGAAATTGATCTATAACTTTTGTTGGTGCTGGAGGAGGTGGTGGTATATGAACATATGTGTTATCTTGAACTGCTGTATAAGGTTCTACCCCATATTGAGCTTGTGGTAGTGAGCCTCCATTTTTCTTTTCAAATACATAGTTTCCTTCATCATCTATTGTATAATACATTCTATTATATATTGATGCTGGCGTTACTCCTAATATATATTCTTGTGCTAAATTAGAAAGTGTTTCCTTCCAACCTCCATCATATTGATATGGAGATAAATCCCATTTATCATAGTAACTAATGTATTTACCTTTTTCATCTTCTCCTTGACCTAAAGTAAAGTTACCTAAAACGGAACCATAAAATCCACCAGACTGATCAGTTCCCTCTTCTTTATTCCCAGGTGTTGTTAAAAGAGTTTCTAAATCAGGAAACTGAACCCGGTTATATCTATCCTCTATTTGTTCTTTTGCTTCCTTTTCCCATTTTTTATAATCACTGCTATTTACAAAATCTTTGTGTTCTTGTATATCTTTATAGTATATATACTTCTCTGGCTCTTCTTCTGCTTGAAATTTATCATCAGTTGCTTCTTTACCATTCCACATAAAAGGATCATCAGCTTCGTTACTATCAAGTAGCCTATTAAAAAGCTTATAATCTAAGCCGTCTTCCAATATTTCATTCCAATATAGTTCCCAATCTTTTGGATCACCTTTCTCATTTAACAAATAATCCTCATACCAAATGTCTTTTTCACTTTTTCCTATATTGTTAATATTTTTTTGAATTTCCTGTTCAGTGAATGGTGAAGAATAATATATATCTCCTTCATTATGACCTTTAGTAGGAACATATGTAGTTTGTTCTAGTATTGTATTATTCTCTTGAGGAAGACCCATTAACATATGTAATAAATCTCTTCTTTCATCACCTGCTTCAGAAGAAAAACCTTCATGATTTTCTGTAGTAAAAATAGCATCATAAAGTCTATTATATGCATCATGATATCCATATGGGCTTACATTATCTGCTATTTTATTTTTTACTAAATCCATACCTTTATTAACTAGATAACTAGTAGTGAACATTGAAGGATTTATTATATTTAGCATATTTAATCCATTTTGTGCTTTTGGTAATGAACCTCCATTTTTCCAATTCATAGGATTAATCTTATTAATTCCATCTATAAATGATTGTGATAAATCCTCATATGTTTCTTTTACAGCTTTAGCACCTTTTTCAATTGTACGGCCAGTTGGTCTAATCCAATTACGGTAATGATAACCAGGAATATTCTTAACACCTTCCCAGTCAAATTGAAGATCTGTATTATCTTCTATATAGTTTACTGCTTTTTCTCTTAAAGGTCGTGAAAGAGACCATGGTGTAGTTCTATAAGTATTATATATAGATTTTCCAGCAGTTTCTAAAACTGTTGGATCTCCTTTTACTGATCCTGCTAATAATCTTGGATCACTCATTAATGCATCATATACTTGTTGTGGTGTTGTTACTCCTAGCATTGAACTATTAGCATCAGATAATCCTAACGCTCTACATGTTTGATCTGCACAATTATCAGTAAAAAAATCATATTGACCTTTATTTCCAAAACCAAACATTGTATTTAATTCATAATTAACTAACGGAATTTCCATCCCACCTGCTCTACTTAATTGAGATGCATTCATATATTTTTCTAAATCTGATTCATTTAAATTTAGAATAAGTGTTTGTACACCAGGTTCATAATCATATTTTGGATCATAATCTACTTCTCTATTTCTGTTTGGCCAAGCATTTAAATATGGTTTATAAATTAGTCTACCATCTTCATCTAATTTTTTATATTTTTCTGGTAGATCTTCTGTATTTAATATTCTTGATTCAATATGACCTGGAGGCATACCTGGATAACCAAGAGGATATTTAATTACCTCTACTTGATATTTTCCTTCTCCTCCACCTTGATAGCTATCAAAGTTAGGTTTCTTTATAGTAGTGTCTGGATTTTTAAAATAAACATTCTCTGAAAAATTTGGATCAGTTTGTACATATCCATCAGGTAAAAGATTATTATATGAAAGGAACTGTAACATATTATCTTTTCTTTCAGAGCTTGCATCTGTTGAACCAACTATTGATCCAACAAAATTGTTAAACACATCTTCTCCAGTTTCTTGAAGAGCTGCAAAAAAAGGTCTTTCATCTTCAACTAATGTAGAAACTTCATGACCTATACCAAGTGCGTTAGATCCTAAAAATCCAACTAATTTATCAACACCTGTAGCATCTAAAATACTACCTATATAAGGAATTCCTTTTACTTTATTTTGAAGTTCTTCAGCAGTATATCTACCTGCCATTGCATGTCTTAGATTATCAATGTTTGCTAATTCTTCTTCACTTTCAGAAAAAGCTTTTGCTCTTTCACCTGGATTATTTAAATAAACATTAATCTTTTTTTCTAATTCAGATAATTCTTTGCCAATTTGTGCTAATGGAATTTCAAAAACAGAACTGCCAGGAAATTTATATTCACCACCTGGCATCATAATTTCAATATTACCTAGGTTATCTATACCAAATACAGGAAAGTCCACATCCTTCATGGTTATATTACCTGATGGTATTATATTATAAGGATTGTTTCTATCCTTACTATTTCTTTTATATCCGTCTTTACTAAATTTCATTATCTAAATGATACATTAATTTTACTATTCTTTAATTTCAATAACATTTTTCTATTACCTGATTCATTCTTTCTTAGAACTACAGCATTCCAATAATGTCTAAACTTCTTACGTTGGAAAGATGGTTTTGCTAAATTAATATTATTTTGATTTAAATCTCTAATATAACCATTTAATTGAGTAATAAATATTGGTTCACTTACATTAGGATTAAATTCTCCTCTGTCAGCAGTAACATCCCAGAACTGATTAAACCTATACTTTTGTTCTTCTTTACTGTATAGTATTTGAATATCATTTGCAGTAATCTGTGGGAACTGTGTAATTAATGGCGCATTATTTTTAGGACTTAAATTAAATGTTAATAATCCTGAAACTTGTTCTGTATTGTGAAGTATAGCATGATCAAAATTATAATCAAGATCATGGAATCTATCACCACAATCACCTTCTAAATTACCTCTATAAATATAAGACTCTAGTTGATACTCAATACTTCTTACAGTATTTACAGTTTGTCCAACAGATTCAATAAGTTCAACTTCCCATCCATAATCTTTCTCATAGTAATTAGTATATAAATCACATCTATCATTATGTTTCCATACACCACCTTTTTCAAAATTAGGTTCTAAGCAACATAAAAACTCAAATCTACAAATAGGAGGATTTACATTTAGCCATGTTGGATCACCTACTCCAGTATCAGGATTATAATATAAAGCAATACCGTTTGGCATAATATCATCTGGACATTGACCAGTTTGAGTTAAAGTATTTGGTACATATGTACTAGGTAGACGGTCTGTAGGACAAGTACATTCTATTTTTCTACATACTCCATTCTTAAGTCCACCACCTGCTGAACAATCTGCATCATTATCTAATAGTGCATATGGTGGTGAAGCTGGAGATGAAAACTCAGTTGTAATTCTTTGATAGTCAGGTGGACAACTACATACAGTAATAGAGCATATATTATTTGCAAGATCTTCTGCAAAATCTCTATTATCAGCAGGTAATAATGGTATTTCTTGAAATGGTGCACTAGTTAAATCATTAAATACTCCAGTTATGTTTGCTAATGCTTGTCCAGTAGGTGCAGTATTTGCTGTATAAATACAATAAGTTTCAGAAGCTACAGTTAATTGACCACTACTTTCTGCAGCATTAGGAGCATAACCATAGTTTAAACTTGGATAATTAGAATTCATATTTGGTGCAAAAGGACCTCCTTGATTATTAGTAGGAGCTTGTCCTGCAGATGGAGCACCATCTGTAATTATAATTGAAATTCTTTTATATGATTGTTCATCTGTTCTATCACCAAGTGTTGATTGTCTTACATTTGATAATTGAGCTTGTACTGTATTAAATGCTGTTTGTAAAAATGTTCCTCCTCCATTAGGTGAAATACTATTTCCTAAAAGATTATTACTTAACATAGTTCCCCAATTTGTACTACCTGTATAATTAGACATAGATGGGCTACTATTTCCAGCATTTAAATTACATTGTGTACCAACTAAATTATTTGTTGATAAATTACCACTCATGTTTGGTGTAACATTTAGCATTTGATTTCCCCAACCAACTATTCCAATTTGAACATCACCATCCGCCATAGATTGTGCAAACTCACCTACAAAAGTATCTATAAAAATCATTGCAGGATTCCAAAGACCATTTGTATTCATAGAACCACTATTATCTACACCAATAACAATATCTAATTTACAACCAACAGTTTCTAAGTTAGTTATTACTGGTACCTCATCAACAATAATTTCTGATGGGAATTCTCCTGGATATTGTTGACAACATATTTGTTGTACTGGATCCCATGTAAATCCTGGAGGACATTCTGGAATAGTTGTATCTACAAAATTCTTAGTTGTAAAGAAATGATTTAAACTAGGTATTGTTAAATCAGGATGCCAATCATGGAATGAAATCCAAGCTTTAGCTTTTGGATCATAACTTACTGTCCATGATACATCTTTAAAATATGTTTCATCATGTAAATCAATAGGAGTTGTTACATCATTATATGTTACTGGTGTTGTTTCAACACAAGAACACATTGGATCTCCATTAGAATCTGTAAATAAAGTACAACCAGGAGGGCAAGAAAATACTGGATCAGGTGTTATTGCTGCTGTAATTGCATCTACAATATCTATAATATCTTGTTGTACTGCAAAATCACCTTGATATGCAAAACCTGGTGCTGAAGACCATAATTGTGAATATGAAACAAAATCACCTGCTGCACCAGGAGGTAATACAACAGCATAAAAATCTTGATTGAATGGTGCTGCAGTATATTGTGGATTTGATACTATATTATTTTGGAACCATGTAGTTGCTAAATCTCCTGCTGCAGAAAAAGTATTTAAAGGTTCTCTACCAAAAGTAATATCAGGAGTTATTGGTGTAACAGTATTATTTTGATAAACATCTGTTCCAGTAACAGCACCTGAAGTATATATTGCAGATGTATAAAATCCTGGACTACACATAGCAGGTTGCCCATTTGTTTGTAAGTCAGTAGCTTGTGGTCCATCAAATATTGTAATTAAGATTTTTTTAACATTTCTGCTAAATCCATCCATATATAATAAATTTTGACCACACCAAACACCAGCAGCAATATCAGTTCCATATGGGAAATCTCTTCCTATACCTACAATATTTCTAGATGAAGCACCATATACAGAAGTGAAATCTGGTGTAAATGGTGCAGTAGCTCCTGATGGTGATCCAATCCAATTTTCTAATACAGCTTGATTATCTGTTAAAGTTACTTGATTAGCTCCTTCAAACATTTCATCTGCTGTATTTGGATTATTACATAAATTTTGCTGACCATTATATAATGGATCTCTTGTATTTCTACCAGCTCCAAAATGACATAAACCTATTCTTGCTTGACCACTACTTAATTCTGGTGACATACCATCAATAAAACCTCTTAAGAAGTTTTGCATATTACCAACATTATTATTACCATCAACTGAGTTTGAAGAATCAATTGCAAATACAATATCTACATTACCTAATTCTTGATCTACTATAGGTTCTATAATTGTAGTTCTAATACATTCATTACTTGATATATCAAATGTGTATCCATCTGGACAACAAGGTACTGGTTGTGCAGTTCCACATGCTGTTTGATTAAATACAAAACCTTCACATGGATCAAAGTCAATACATTCTGGATTTAATGCTTGATAATCTTTTTTACAGAAATAAACTATATCATAGTTAGGATCATATACTGATTGACATCCTACACCTGCCACTGGGTTATCTATCCATCCACTGCAGTCTTCTAGTTCAGGAAATTGTGATAATAGTACAGATGGTAAATATTTATTAAACCATTGTTTCATACCATTATTTGCAATATTCTCTAAACCTCTACCTGCATAATTAAATATTTTACCTTGTGCTTGTGATATATAGTATAATCCGTTAGGTGTATTTATGACACTTCTAGAACTTTCACATGATCCATATTCATGAGCTTCATCAGCATTAACAATATTTTGCATTGGCTGACTAAATAGTCCTCCGTCACCAATAGTAAGTTTAGTTCCTAAATCTGTTTGTAACTGATCTACACCTTGGAATAATGCTGGAGCTAAATTAGGGAATGTAACTACTGCACCACTTTTTGACATTGGTTTGATTACATTAACTTTATCCTTAAAGTCTTTGTAATTCATTGGTAAGAATACCCTCCAGAAATCTTTCTTAGCTTCTTTTTGAGCTTGGAGAGAATATATTAATCTCTTAGGGAAATGTGTAAAACACTTCTCTGCAGTAATAGGATCATAATCTCTATCTTGTATTTGTCCAAAAGATATAAGCTGAGTATTAAATCTAGTTTTACTTAATGAGAAATCATACTTATAGAAATTATCTTTTCTAATAATTTTAGAATGAAACATTGCTTCTACATCTGTATATTCTGCAAAATCATAATGTCTTTTATCATCAGTATCTTCATAGTCTCTTAGACCCATGTTAAGTGAAGACTCAACAAAGAAATCTTGTACACCATTACAATGGGTATACATATATCCATTTTTAATATGAAATATAGACCTACCTCCTTTATCCTGTGTTATACCATCAGCACCTTGATTAGGATTTGCTACTCCTACAGGTCCACCAGCATTAGTTTGACTACCATTACCACTTAATGTATCATTGACTAAATCATTATTAGGTCTATCTAAAAAATGTAAATTATTAGGAGTAATATTAGTCATATTAGTATTATTACCACCACCTGTAAGCCAAGTTAAATCTACAATATACCTTACTAATTGAGAAAGATCATATTTTTCTGTTGTCATCCAATATATAGGGCGTGGTACATTAGCTCTCAATCTATAGTCATACGGAAACATATCTGGTTGTCCATCTAAAAAATCCCAGAAGAAAGGCATAATAACTTTTTCTGTATATCTATTTATATAACAGTCTCCTCCATATAATATTTTAGTTTGAAAACGTGCATCTTCTATAGGTACTCCATCTTTACTTATATCATCATAGTAATTACCATTTGGGTCTTTTTGAACACTTTCTTGTTCAAAGTAATGTATACAACCAATTGGAATTTGTTTAATTTGATCTAACTGTCCATATTGATTTTTAAATGCTACTTTAAGGGCTGTATAGTGTGCTGCAATACTAGCACCTACCCATTGTGAAGGATTCCACCATCCACCAAACGTACCAATAATAAATCTTGAATCATCTTGTGCTTGTGATGGTGTTGCAAATCCTGCAGCACCGGCTGGAGCTATTGCTGATACAGCAACTGTACTTGGTCTTTGTAAGTTATTAATTCTAATATTAGCTGTTAAGTTTTGAATTGAAGGTCCAATATATCTTCCTTTATCAACTAGCATTCTACTTACCTGTCCTGCTAAAGGTGCATTTGTATTTAGATAAAGTCCATGACCACTATACTTCCAAGCATAATCTTGCAAACTAACAAGTTCATAGATCATGTCAATAATATGCTGACCACCTTCAGCAGTTAATTGCATAAAATTAAATATACCAAATAAAACTTGAGCTAAACCAGGAGCTTCTGTAAATCTTTCACCTTCATAAGATTCTTCTTGCATTCTACCTATATAACCTCTACGTAATGCATTTGTTTTTAAATTATCCTGGAATCTCATTGTATTATCGTAAGCAATCTTTTTTGCTATTTTTGGTGCACCGATAATAGTAGCTGTTGTAAGTGTTGTTTCTCTTAAATCATTTGGCCCTAATGGTAAATTTTGTGCAGCTTCTGTTTGATTAATAGTTTGATCAGGGTTCATTAATGTTAAACCTTGACCAGCAGCAGCAGGAGCACCAGCACGTGCACCACCTTGGTCAGTATTAATATTACTAGAAATTGTAGTTATTGACCATGCACCTGTACCTACAGCACCACCTCCACCACCATTTGGTCCATTAATTGTATTTGTCATAGAACCACCAGATCTTGCATTTTGTTGCAAGCCCATACTATAACCTTGTGGTCTTCTGGTTTTTGTCATTCTTTTACCACGCATCTGACCAATAGCATAACCTACACCAACTATAATACCAACCCACATTGCTAAGTTTCTAAGTAGTTTATGTTGTGGGTGATTTTCAGATGGTCTAAATCTACCTACAGATCTACCTGTTGTTAAACCATATGTTTTAATTTCAAATGGTGATAAGAATGGTTTATTGAAAGATGTTTCAGGTGAATGAAATGTAAATACATTTGCTGCAGTATTAGCTTGTGGATATTGTGTAATATTTGTGGGATTATTATAACCAAAACTAAAACCTGGATCTCCTGATAAATATGGATCTGCTTGAGCACTATTAAAAGGATAGTTAGGAATATAACCTATTGTTGCTGTACTGTCTGCAGCATTTTGTCCAGCAGGAAGATTGTACTGCCTCATATTCCTAGATAAACCTTTTGCTATAATAGACTTGTTACCCTCCCTTGATCCTACAAGTATTTCATAACCTATAATTCCTGGAATAGGTGGTCCTGTTGGTGTGCCATTATCTGGAGAACATATTTGTCCAAAGCTTTCACTATACCTTGGCATTCTAATACCATCAAACTTAACACCAAGTACATTTATTGATTGTCCATTATTAGAAGATCTGTCTAAAAATCCTCCTGGTCCAGAACCACTAAATGTTTCATCTGGAAATTTATGATGTCTTATAGGTTTACCACATAAATCATATCTATCATCACCTATATCTGAATTATATCTAACAGGATCATTTGGATACCTTTCTGTTGATTGCCAATAAGCCATATGACCTTCTGCAATTACAGTACCACAGTCATCTGTTATTGGACCTTCTGTTAAGTTATTTGGATTTTGCCAAAATTGATCTGTTTGATTTTGTGCAGTATTATATATTTCAAATGCATAATCACTATCATTAGTATCACAAAGTCCTAATGCTGATGCTTGTGCTGATAAGTTATTTACATCACCTGTTAATTGATCTAGTTCACTAATAATAGTTCCATCTGGAGCTTGCCAACCATTCCATGAAAGCGGTCTACCTGGTATATGATATGATCTAGATTTTTCACCTGTATTATAAACAAATCTAATAAAGAATGAATAAACCTCATCTCTCATAAATGTAGGTTTATTACCACCTTTTTTATAATAATCAGAATCAAATTGTGTAACTGTCCAATGCGTATGTATTCTATTTGCTATTGGTTGATAATTAAAATCATATCTTTCTGTTGGCCCTTGTCTAATTAAATAATCATTAACCACATACATTTTATCTGACTTTTCAAAAGCAGGTGTAGTTAATGGTAATGTATTAATAGGAACAGCTTTTAATGCTTGATTTATATAATCAATACTAATAGTAGATTGTTCTGTGCTATATATACCTATTTCTTTAGCTTGTATTTCTCCTTGGTTATGACTAAGAATTACAAGTTTAAAATATTCAAAACCTTTATCTAGATTTGATATTTCAATTTCTAAACCAGATAGTAAATCTTCATGATCATATAATGGTTGAAGATTTGACATACCATAGTAATCACCAACAACTTGATCATTAATTGTATAAGCAATAAATGCTTGGTATGTTCCATTTCTTAATTGTCCTCCGTCATCTGATTTAGAAAGTTTTATACATGGAATATCTACTAATGGTGCAAGTCTAAGAGCTTCACAATCTAAACATGCTGTATCTTCATAAACTGTACATTCAGCACCTATTTCAGAAATTACATTTTGTATGTAAGGTACTTTATCTATATTAAGTGTACGTGATGGATTTTTACCATCATCCCAATATACTTGCCATGTACAATCAAAGTTTTCTTTTGCCGCTCCTGTAATTAAATGTTGCGTATCAAAATTTAAACAAGGTGTAAAACTAGTGCTATCTAAACCATCATCATTTTGACATTGAAAACAAGTATAATCATTTACAATAGGTTCATACTTACATTCACTATCATCCCATTTACCTATTTCACTTTGCTCATTATTTGTTGAATATAAAACCCACTTATCTCCATATAAATGAATAGCACCAATAATAGTATATGGTGCTGAACTACAAACTTTATTTCCTGGTTCATTACCTAAAGTTCCAACATCACCATCCTTAGAATTATTAATAGCATTTCTAGCATGAGTCCAGTTTTCTTTACCCACTAAAGATGTATTTAGATCCTTAGTCATTCCTTTAATAGGAATCTTAGTATCCGTAGAACTAGTATTTTGTAATTTTGGAGATTGCTGTTTAGCCATTACTATTTATATTTATCCTAATGTTGGGTGACTTTTAAACATATCATAGTAATTATGATATTGAGCTCTTCTGTTAACTTCCCATATTTTTCTCATTTCTTCAAAATCAGGTGTATTAACAAAACCTAAAGCATTGTTTCTTGATGCTCTCAATTGACCTTTAATATATGATAACTGCTGAGAAACATTCTCACCAGCAAAAACCATATTTTCTAATATTCTTTCTTTTAATGCATACTCATAGTACTCATTACAGTAAGGATGATCTAAAACTAAAAGATTACCATCATCATCTTCCATAGCACCTTGATAGCTAATGTATACATTACCATTTGTAAAATTAGTTAGTATGTAATTATCTTTAATTTCTGCTACGTATCTAGACTGTATATTTACATTAGGACAATCACACTGAACTTTATTTGATGTGCTAAATCTTAAAGGATGATAATCTGTATAATGTCTATACTGATCAGCACCTACAAACTGAACTACTATATGTTCATTTTTATATGTTGTTTTAGCTGGACCTCTTCCATCTGTTGTAGTAGTAGGACATGTTTGTACTACACAAACATCTTTACAATCTGTTGGTGTTACACATTGTTTAGGATCTCCTGGATCTGGAACATACTTAGTATATGTTGTATCTACTGTAGTACCAGCAGGCATCTTGCTAGACATTGTATATGAATTACAACAAAAAGCATAATTTAAATACATAAAATCTGTAGGTAATTTTGCTTTACCGTGTTCTATTTCTACTACAGTTTCTTTTGTTCTATTAATTCTTAAACCTAAATCATAATTAACTCTTGTAGCAACTTTAATTAATTGCTGAGGTTCAATCATACCTTCTAGTGCATATGTAGAAAAATCTACAGTTACATCTTCTAACAATTGATCAAAGGTTCTGTATTTATGTGATATAGCCATTATCTATTTATGTTTATTTTATTATCTGAATCTTCAGAAGGAACCTTCATAGTATTCATCAATTGATTTAACACTTGTGTTTCAATTTCTGCAAACAAAAATTCAGGAATAAATAATTGTTGCATGTATCTTGGGGTACAATCATCTTCTGTATCACAATTATATCCAGATATATCTCCTTCAAAAATACCTTCTACTTTTACTGCATCCCATTCAATATTTGGGAAATATAGATAATCATTTAGCCACCAAAAGTATTTTGTTTTATTGTACTTAAAAGATGTAGTCTTTGTCATAGAAGCATAAGTACCAGGATTAGTTGGTTGTAATTCAATTGAACCGTCAATAGAACTAACAGTTCTAATTAATGGTCCCCAGTAACCTTCCATAAATGTTGGTAGTTTTTCTTTTGTACGTTTTATAGTACATCCACTTTGAATTCCACTACACTGTGCTTCTACTTTATCAACTTCAATTAATTCAATATAGGGAAGTGCTTGCCACACACTATTAAACTTCATAAGCTTATTAGCATGATCTTGTCTTCTCATAAACAGTTGTGCATTTTTTAATATAAGACTATAGATATATCTATCAGTCATAAATGCATCTTGTACCTCTGCTTTGATAGATTGTCTTACTCTTGAAACTACTTCTCCTATTGTTGTCATAACTAACTGTTTTTTTTATACATATCAGCCACTCTTTTTTTATTTTCCATTTTAATATACTTTGTCCATTTTTTAGGATATTCACTTGCAACAGATCTTTTAAATTGTCTGATGGCTGTAAATTGCCAAAGCTCTCTATTTTTAAAACGGTATTTAGTAGAGTAGTTTGTGTAAAATATTTTTGCTACATTACCATCAGTTTCCCAGTTTTTATTCTGCAAAACTTTACCATATTGTTTTGACAGTGCATAGTTTGTATTTACAGTTTTAGCTGCAGGGCAGGTTCCTATAAATATGTAACCTAATGAATCAGGTAACTCTACACCATCTCTATTTTTTATAACTTCTTCCCATATTCTTCCATTAAATAATTTAATTATATTTTTTAATTTGTTATTATCTATTTTTGAATATATTGGATTTTTGTCTTTAAATTCATTTATTAATTCCGCATTTAATAACCCCAAGACTTTCTCTCTATATCTTGGTGCATTTAAATTAGGTTTTTTAAAATTATTTATCATAATATTACCATACATTATAATTTACAAAAAAAAGGTGATTTATTCAAGTTTATTCAGGTGAATATGTTAGTTCACATATCTCACCTTTATCTGGGGTATGAAGTGATAATACTCCAGATCTTCTTGATCCTACAAATTTATTATGATAATGATAATAATCTGTCTTTGATAAACTTGGTAAAATCTTTAATGTAAAACCTGTATTTTCATGTTGAGTTATGTACTCAATCTTTTTCTTATGATGATAATGACCTGTGTATAATGTTCTATATAATGTCTTACCCCATTCTCTTGGATATTCCATAGAGTATAACATTAAAGAATTTTTAGTATTTACATCTCCATGTTCAAATGCAAAAAAGTTATCCCCATATACAAATACCTTTCTCTCAAGATAAACAACATCCCATAATATTTTTTTATCTTTAAAACACTTAGATAATGCATGAGCTAAATGAAAAGAAGAAAGTCTATCATGATTACCAGGAATATATACAATTTGTAATGTATCACAATATTGTTTTAAATAATTAATGCTCCATTGCAATGCATCAAATGCTTGCATATAAGCCTCTGTAGATGTCATACAGTTGTCTAATGGTGTTCCTGATGTAGTAGTACCACTCCATGTATCCATGTTAATTAAATCACCTCCTATGACATAATATAATTTTTCTAAGTGATGTGACTTACTTGCTCTTTCTGCAAGATCAATGATAGTCTCCTCAAAGTCTTTATCAATAGTTTCATTTCCTTCTTTACCAAAGTGTATGTCCTGTAAAGACAAAACTCCAGCTGTTTTTACTTTACCTGGAGTTTTAATTCTTTTAACTAATTTATGTTTCTTTGGTTTAAAGTCTTTTAATAATTCAACAACATTATCAATTTCTTTATCTTTTAGTTTTGTAACCATTGCTGATACACGCCAATGATCACCCATTTGCTTATTCCAATAACTAGACAACTTCCATTGTGTAGTGTCTATATTTAATATTTTAATTATTTCTTCAGGAGATTTTGGTTCAGATGATGATATAGCTTCCATCTTTGCTTCTCCTTTTTCTAAGTTGTATTCATAGGATAATGATCCTGATTCTTGTAAAAGTCTAGCTTTTACCATGTCCTTAAGTACGTCATAGTCTTCTACAGTCATACCTAACTTATCAGCACAGTAGTCTGATGTTTTTTTCCATTTAAATGATGCTTTGATTTTTTCTAATAATGAATCCATAATAGTTAATAAGTTATTTTTAAAATTGTTTGCAAGATACAAAAAAAAATCATATAAGAGGAAACCCTAGATTTCTCCAGGGTTTCCAAACAATTGCAGAGTTAAAACCAACAAACTTTCTCTACTTTTGTTATGCTATTGTGTTTGCATATACTTCTACTGAATCACAAGTTGCTGCGCCAGTAGTTGCTGCAACTTTAAATTTATATGCTGTATTAGATGATAAACCTGTTACATCAAATTCTACTGTTCCAGCTGGTAATGGTCCTGCAGTATTTGCTAATATATAAGCACCAGATGCGGTAGCATAATATACATTTATTGCAGTTGTTCCAGTTGGAATACCATCCCACATTAATTTAATGCTTGTACTAGTAATTGTATCTACAAATAAATGTGCAATATTACTATTCCAACATCCAGGATTAGCAACAAATAATACTAGTTTCTGTAGTATAAAGTCAAGTTTTTCTCCTTTATTAACACAAAAAGTTTGGTTAGCAGCATTAGTTACACAAAAACTATTTTGACACCATCCTACACATGCTGAACATTGTATATCTTCACATGTTTCAGTATCATTTTTTCTTTGACAATTTGTATAACTACAAGGAGTTACTAGTCCATGATCTTTACATGCACATGGTGATGACTTTGTTGATCCACTTTTACAACTACTACAACTCATAATTTATTTTTTTAATTATTAAGGGCACGTGCTTACCGTATTCCAATGTGGTGAAGTTGTGCTATATCTAGCAACATTTACACCTGTTCCACCTGGGCACAATGCATAAAATTTTCCATTTTCTAATTCATATTCTGATTGCTCATTTACTAATCCTGATAAAGTTGTATATGCTCTTACAGTTGTATCAAATTGTGTACCTGTTGAGTTATATATATTTATACAATTACTAGCAGTCTTAGCTTGTGTACAAGCACTTAATATTTTATCTGCATCAGTACTACCACTAATTTGTACTGCATAAGTAGCTGTGCTTCCCATACGTTGACCACCTGCAGAACTTGGCTCTCCTGTTGATCCTGATGTTAGTAATCCAAACATACCTCTAAAATATGTTGTTATCATAGGATTAGTTGAAAGATCTAAATCAGTTCCATTTTCAATATAAGCATGAACAGCATTAAAATAATTTGAAGGTGAAACATCTTTTAAACCTACCATTGTATTAGCAGCACCATTAGTTGTTACACTATATGGAATATTTACAGATGCTACACCTGAAAGTAAATATGCTGTTAAATCTAAACCTGTTCCTATTGCTCCATGATTTCTATATCTTTCTAAACCTAATGCTGCACCATAATATTCTTGTGTAGAAAGAAGATTTTCTCCTTGAAGTGCTGCAAATGCTTGTAAAGCTACAGACGCTGTTGCACCAGCTATATCATTTAATAATGTAACAACAACTTGACTTACAGTAAATGGTATAGATCCTGAAACCCAAGGGAAACTTGTTTGTGCTTGACATGCAATACCCCATGCACTTGTTGGTGCTGCTGATGATGTTATATCTACTATAGCATCATAATCTTCTTGATATTGTGCTGTACCAGATCCACTATTTGTAGTAGGTTCCAACGGTGTTGCCCATGCTGGAGTTCCAGGTAAACTTGCTTTACCATAAGTTCCATTTGCATTTACTTGACCAACAAAAGATATTATATGTACATCTGGTGGAAATTCTGCACCTGTCGTTGTCCAATAACTTGGTAACGTTGCACCATTAGACATTATATCAGTGTACCATGTTCCAGATGTTGGATAACTTAAAGCTGCTCCATATGATCCTGCACTATTAAAAGCACCTACATGTTCTACACAACCTTTAACATGTTTTAAATAATCACCAGATTCTGTTCCATTAACTGCTACATAATAGAAATTAGGTTTTGTAGCACCACTAAATCCACTTCTAATTGCATTAAATGATTTTTTAATATCTGCTGCATTTGCAGTAGTCATAGCATTAGTATCAAAAAATACAATTACATCAGTTGAGGTATATTTAATTCTTTGTGAAGGTAATATTTGTACATACTTAGTACCTATTGTTGTACCACATGCATTTGATAATGTAATAACAAAACTATCAGATGTCATAAAATCACCATTTTGTGTGTACACATAAGTTGCACTACTGTTTGTAGGTGAACCAGCTTTATAAGCTAATGTACCATGTGCAGGTTGTGTAGTAATAGCCCAAGTGTGCTCTTCTGAACCTGCAGTATATCCAACTACATTAAGTGTAATATCTGTTGTTGCACTTGTTCTTGAATAGTATACAGGTTGAGTAGTATCTAAATATATACCACTACAATTACAAGCAAAAACAACTTGTTTAATTGATTTATTATTAGTGTCTACTGCAGCATATACATAATAAAGTTGACTGTTTGGATCAGTAATTGTTCCCATATACTTCCACCCACTTTCTAAATTAGATCTTGTAATACCTGCAGGAGATACTGGAGAACCTGTTAATCCAGTAATTTGTAATGGTTCTGTAGTTAACTCATCATTAATAAATTTACCAGAATGATTCCATCCTGTTATACCTGTTGCTGATGCCATAACAACAATAGGATTATAGCTTGAATCAAAACCTACTTCCCATTTTGTTTGTGAGACACCACTATTATAACTTGCTAATTCTACAACATTTCCACCTGTGACTAAATCACTTCTACTAGTTCTCCATTCTGAACTAGTTGGTGTATATAAAACTGTAGAACATACAGGAGTTGAAGTTGAAACTAATTGTACTGGACAATCTGTTGTACCAACTTTACCATCTTGTGTTAAAGTATTTTTAACTTGGTATTGTGTATTAGGTACTAAGTTAGTAAATGTACCTGTAATATCTCTTCCTTGATACGTAAATGATCTTGAATCCTGTAAAGAACCTGCTTTGTTAAGCAACTCAACATTTACAATATGTCCTTTATTTACCGGAAGGGTTATATTAGAAACTGTAAAAGGAATAGAATCTGCTGTTACTGTTCCTATTGTTAAAGTAGGACATCCTAATTCATTTTCTATAGTTATATTTTGTATTTCTTGACATGTTGTATTACCATCACTTGCACAAAAATCTATTCTAACAGAATAATTACTACCTAAATCAAGATTACCCATTTCTGAAGTAGCAAGATAATAAGGTGGATTATTTTGATAATATCCAACATCAACATATTTAACTACAGTATTTAAAGAAGAATCTGTAATAGTTAATTTTGTTCCTCTTGAATTACACTCACTAAATGCTTTTGGAATAGATGTACCTTGAAAATCAAATACAAGAGCAGATACAGCTCCTGTAGTAGTTTTCTTTGTTGAACCAACAACATCAAATGTAATATCTGCACATGTAGGTTTTGCTACAGTTTCATTTAAATTTTCTACAGCATTTCTTGTGTCATTCATTGTAATCCACAAGTTTTGGAATGACTGCGCCATATTCTTTGGTGTAGTTATCCAACCTCTTGTAGCTGCCATTGTACCTGAACCACTAAGTCTATCTTTTTGTGATAGAGCAGGTGTATATGCTACTGCTGTATTTATTTGTTGAGCTGTACCAACTGTATTATCTATAGATCCAACTTTATCATCTAATGCACCTATTGCTGTAGCAAATGTTACAGGACTATTATTTCCTGTAGAATTAGATGCAACTACTTTATCTGTAGTTGATGATGGTGCTGATGAAGGACTACAACAATTATCTTCTATAAATGTTACTCTTTGTTCTAAGTTATTAACTTGCAATTGCATTAATGAAATTGCACTAATATTTTCACAAATCTGTAATGCTAAAAAATGTGCATAACCTCTACCAGGTCCTACTGAAGGATCATTGTTTAATGCAAATGATATTGGTGAAGTTCCGTTATTAGCATAATCACGTGCAGCTTTTCTTAAACAATCAGGAATTTCTATAACACATGAACAAGGATCTGTTGGCGTTTGGCTAGTTGCACAACAGTTACACAGTTTATCAATAATATTATTAAAAAGTTCTTGTATTGTTGCTGCGGTACCATAATCAGCTATTAAACATTTTTGATTTACAGTAGTAATATCTATAGCTCCTCCTGAGTTTTCAATTACTTCACAAAGCTTTTCTGCCATGTTAGCAACTACATTACTAACTGTATCTCCATTACATACTTCAATACATGTTAAATCTGGTCCTTGCCATACAACACAGTTTGATGACATGTTATCTGTACATCCGTTGTTATTACTAGATTGATTAGGTATCATAAATATATTGTTTTTGTAGCTGTAAATTATTACATGTATACATTATAATATACACAAATTTTAATAAACAACCAAGTTGTCTTATTATTATTATTCTTCAGGTGTACAATCAATTGTCTGCTTTGTACACTTTATTTTTGTTTCTTGTGGTGTTACAGTAATATCTATTCTTTGCTGACTACAACCACCTGTTGTATCAAAACAATGACATAGATCTATTGAATGTTTTTTATCAACACTAGCATTAGGTATGCTATGTGTAAAATAACCATCCTCATCTGTTACACCTACTTCTTTATTATCTATATAAATTGGATAACACTCAATTGGATTACCCTCAGTATCTTTTACATATATTACTAAACACTCTACATCACCTACGCATTCTTCATCACCTGGGTCCCAAAATGCTTCAAGATTAGTTTCAAAATCAACTTGTGTAAATCCTGTAGGTGGTTGAGATACATTATAACCCCAATTATATTGATCTAATCTACCAACATTATATTGAACATATGGATTAGTACCACTAGTAGTTTGTGCTAAAGAAACTATACCGTTAGCTGGAGCACTTGCTAATATACCTGTATTATTTATACCAGAATCAATTGCACCAACAACATGTAAAGGAAATGATTTATGAGCATCTGCTACACTTTTTGGATATGCAGGATATATAAAATAATTTGCTTCATAATCTGATCCTTGATTTAAAAATTTATTATGTTGAGTTACAAATTCATTATAATCAGCACTCCAACATGGTGTAGGTACTGCTTGAATTCCATTTGTTCCACCTGTAGCATTAGTCCAAGTTGGTGCAACTGTATTTGCATTTACATGATAAGGTTGTGGATAAGGTTGTGGAGATGTAGCTTCATCAGCAAATACAACAACTAATATTCTTTTACTTGATGCTATAGGTGGTGGGCCAGGACTTGTTACACTATCTCCTGATGCTCCTGTTCCTGTATATGTAACAGTTGATGTTGTATTACCACCATTAAACCAATCTATTTCTTTTACATTAATAAAATAATCTAGTACACCCCATTCTATTGTATTTGTATTAGATGTTGGAGGAGTTACTGCATCTACATATCCTCCTGTAGGAGGGTTGTTACCCCAAGTAGGATTTTGTGGTCCTATAACACCTGGTTGTCCTACACCTGGAGAATAAGATCCGCCACAATAGCCTGCATTATTAAATTGTCCAGTAAAAGGTACAACAGCCCAATCTAACCATCTTTCACCTAATACAGATGTGTGATATACTTTACCATTAAACGCACCTAAATCTCTTAAACCAGTTATCCATGTTTCAACAACACTATGTGTATCTATTACTTCTTGACGTCCTAGTGATGTAGTATCATAAAAGAAATACATGTCTGGATCATTCTTTCTAGCTTCTCCACAAAAAGTACAATCTGTAGCTATACCATATGTACATTCTGTAGTTATTGTGCCAGCTGCTGATGGTTCTATAGTTGCACTAGTTGTATATAGTTGATTAGTCCATCCAACAGCAGAATAATCTACAGATTTAATTACTGAACCATCACCATTTACATCAATAATGATTTTTAAAACTTCAGAATTATCTGCTCCATTTTTAGGATCTACAGTATTTGTATTACCATAAATAGTTAGTGAAAAATTTCCTGAACCAGGTAAAACTCCATAACCTATAGTAAAATATGTACTAGCAGCTGTTCCATCATATTTAGCTAAAGCATATACTTTTGTTGTACCAGGTATATAATCAGATGAAGAGCTTATAACAGTTGATGTAAGTGTAAGTGTCATAGAAGCAGTTGTAGTTGTAACTACACTACTATATTCTGTACACGGTGTACAAGCTTTTAAAACCCAATCAGGTATAGGTGTACTTTCAAAGTTCCACTTATAAGTTGAGTCATCATCTTTATCTTTATATTTTTTATCTAGATATATAGGAACTTTATTATCATCCCAATCACAAAGTTCTTTTTGAGCAGATAACTTATCTAACTTATCTAAATTACAACAAGAAGATAAACCAAATCTATCTTCTCTCATTTTTCTAAATTTTAAGTCAGCAAAAGCTTGCTCAATATTTATCTTTTTTATGATTTCTTCATCTTTCTTTTTATTGCAAGACATATCAGAGTTTTTAAAATATTAACAGCATATCTCACAGGTAATCTTCTTTAATTTTGTTTTAGCAAAATTATAAAGCTCTAACCCTTCATTTGGACTTTGACAGTATTCTACTTTAGCTACAGCTGCATCTATTAATGTACGTATATATTTCATTTCTGCCATAACTTTTTGAAACTCTGAACTTGGTTCACAAGGTTTAACATCTAACTCACATAATTTTTTATAGTAAGTAGATAATAGCTCTGTTACTCTTAAATGATTATATTCTACATATACTTTATCATTAGGAGAAACACTATATTTTATAATATAGATACCATCTGGAATTGTTGCTCTACTAGAAGAACAACTAGAAGTTTGTAGTCCCAATGCACACGCTGTTAAATTCAATCTTCCAAAACCTTCCCATTCTCCATCATTATTTTTAGATACAACTGTCTCAATAATTTTAGGATTATTATATCCAGGAGCAGTTATTGATAGCTCAGGACAACTTACACCTAAATTGCTTGTATAATCACTTGTATCAACAATAGGAAGTATTTCACAATTAGAACTTGCTGGTATATCTAGACTTAAAATATGTTTAGCTGCCATAAGTTTTCAATTTATTATATACAATACTCAATAATAATATACAAAATTTTATACACTAAATGAAATAAAAAAGGGGTAGAATTTAATCCACCCCTCCTTTAATTGTGTATATATAGTGTTAACTATTAAATGTCACCACCTTTTTTAACTAGATCTGCTACAGATGTTACAGGTCCTGAACCATCAAACTTCTGTACATTTGCATCTTGTGCTAATGCTAACCAGTCAGCATCTAATGATGTAGTTGCTGCAGAAGCACCAGTACATGGAACATATAATCTGTATACATACTGATCATTATCAAATACTCCAGATGGGTTGTTAAATCTTGGAACATTGTGTACTAAGTGATATACTCTGTATTTACCTGTACATGGAGTAGCAGTAGCATCTCTACCTACCTCATCAACAATACCAGACATTTGCTCAATTTCTCTAAATCTTGCAGAGTCTTTGTTTCCTTGGTTGTAAGGAGATTGTCTGTATCCTTCAGTTAAAAGAATATCTCTTGCAGCAGTTTCAGCTGAAGTTCTTCTTTGCTTAAATTCAGTTTCAGACTCAATAACATATCCTTGACAAGCAACACATGGATTACCTACTTCATCTTGTAAATCAATAGATGCTTTAAGACCTCCCATTAAATAGAAATCTCTAGTATCAAATGAACAAGAAGAGAATTGAGTTTGTAATTCACAACTAGTTTTAAGTGTAATAGTAACTTTGTATAGTGTATCTACTAACCAAGTACCATCACCATTAATACCAGCTGCACCACCTGCATAAATTGCATTTTCTTGCGCAAGAGTTGGATCAGCATAAGCAGCACCACCCACAGATTGTGTTAATTTAGCTGTACCAAAATTCTTTAAGATTGGATCATTATTAAATTGATCTCTTAAGTTAGCAGCAACAATAGATGGAGCAATACCTGATTTACTAGTAGATTGCTCAACACAACACATGTCTACACCATTAGCTGGATGTGTTAGTGCAGTACCACCTGCATTTTTTTGACCATCTTGTAACATTGGAAGTGATCCAGATAAAGAAGCATAAGCATTGTGATTCAATAATCTTAATGCTGCAGTACCTTTAATATCTACTCTAAAAATTGGATCAGAACCACATGGGAAGCAAGATTTATTTGCTGCAGTAGGTTTGATAATAATTTCAGCAGTAGCTGCAGTTTCATCATTACATTCTGAAATCCACATATCAGAGATATATTTCTTTAGAATCATTTTTGATTTAATTGACTCTTTATATCCACCATGACCAGGATTGTTTCCAATCTTGTCATTAGCCATAAAAGAACCAGTAGCAATATAAATACCGCCATTTGTTCCTGCAACGCCAGCAGCGTCAAGAACTTTGTAGTCTGCACCAAGAAGAGCTACATTCCCAGTAGTTAAATCCTGAGATGCTTTAGTAGTATCTTGGTTGTGCGTCTTTGCTAAGAAAGCTTTGCAAAACGCATGATTAAAATAAGCCATAATTTCTTTTTTTAAAAGTTAATAAATATTGATATATAGTTGTATCATAGTGATACATTAATAATATACAAAATAAAAATGTATTTACCTCATATATTAATTATTTTTTTCTGCACTTGCTGAACCTCTAACATATTGATTTATATCATTTATATCACCTGCAATTACTGATACTGCTTCATCAATAATTAATTCAACAACATCATCTTTAAATTCACATTCAACATCTACAGGTGATTGCACTAATGTATATGGATCAACACAACCTTCTATTTGAATATTTCTAGGTTGTCTATAATATGTTAAAGTAGGATTAATAATATCAAAATCTCTTTTGTATACTCTTAACCTATTACCTTGTATAGTACAATATGTTTCTCCCCATTCAAAATCAGGTCTTTTAAGAGGATCTCTCATTATAAGATCTACATTAGCTTCTTCTGAAAGATATACCGTCATATCTCTTCCTTTTGATCTTAAACCAGAAGCAGTTTTAATTTTCTCTGCAGGACAGCATTCTGAGATAGCTTCAACTGTCATTCTTTTGTATTCAAAATAATCATCAGGAAAAGATGTAGACTGTATATATGTAGGTTGATTAACAAATGCAAAACTAATATCTCTTAATAAAGGTTGGAGATCATCAATTCTTCTTTTAGACATCTCATCTCCTTCTTTATACATATTATTACCATGTAATTGTCTTCTACACCATTCAACTTGTGCTTTATTAAATGCCTCAACAATCTGCCAGCACTCTATGTTATCATAGTCATTACTAGCTATTTTATTAAGCCTTTGTCTAAATTTTAATTGTAGTGTAGTATTATTCATAATTACATTGTCCAGTAATATTCAACTTGACTTTGAATAGATGCTAAATGTTCTTCATTTAACGGGTTCTTTAAAAACTCAACACATGAATCAGATGATTTACCAAGCTTAACACTTCCTAAATAAATCCATCCATCTGCTTTATTTGTAATAACACCATATGCACTAGCATCTTTAATAATAGCTTTCAACTTTAAATCTTCCATAGAAAGTCTTGAAGTATCTAAGAACATTTGTGCTGCTCTTCTTTGATTTCTATCATGACCATCACCATGAATAAATGCATCCATATTTTCATAGATTACATCATGCGCAGTTGAATTATTATATTGTGTACTATTAGCATCACAAACTTTTGCAACATAAAATAATTTTTTATTTTCTGAATCAAACATAGTTGTTAGTGCTGCTAAAGCTCTATTTCTTAATTTAGATAATTCTGTTCTTGTACCAACAGTATCTTCTAGTTTATCTAAATAAAATTTACAACCTGGTGTTCCTTTTGCTGTTTTTAAATTTGGTGCAACAATAGAAAAGCCACCTGCTTCAATTGCATATAATTTTATTAGATCATAAGGATCTGTTGAAGGATCTAAATAAATTGGATCATTACCTACTCTAATGCTAATTTTTCCCCAGAATTCATGATTATCATGTCTAAGTAATTTTACTTTATTCCAAAACTCTGGATCTTCTGGATCAATTATATTAGCTGCAAGATCTCTTTCAAGTACTGCAACAGCCTTTCTAATTTCATTTATTTTTGCTACTCTCTTTTGAGGAGGTAGTTTCTTTATTTCAGGAGCAAATTCATTTAAGCCTGTAACATATCTTTTAATACCATTGATTTCAAGACATGATAATTCTTCTTCATGAACTACACCTTCAAAAAGTGACATACCATAATTTTCAAGACCCATATTTTCATTGGATCCATCAAAAAAAGTACGTATTGCAATTGATTGATTTTTACCTTCTTGATATTTTTCAATCATTGTTATTTCAGTAATAGGTTCTACTGGTGTTGTAGTATTCTCTATTACTTGTTCTGTTGGTTTAATGTTTTGTTTTTTAGCCATCTTTAAATTAATTATTGGTTTATAGTTTAAAAAAAAGATATTGGGGAGAGTTTAATTACCCTCCCCATTATCAAAATAAATATTAGAATGATCCTCCTGTTATTGGATTCTTCATTACAATTTTAAGAACCTTAGTTGGGTCTTTTACCCATACTGAAGGCATAGTTTGTGTCATCATTACACGGTATCCATTAAAGTTACCTGATGATGCAAAACCTTGAGTTCTTCCCATATAGTCCATAGTACCATTTTGGTAGAACCATTTTAATGCATTATCCCAAGATAATTTCAATAAGTGAATATTGTCATTACCAGACTCAGTGATGTCAAAGATAATAAAGCTGTATGAGCTTAATGGTCTTCCATCAATAAGTGGATTCTCAATGTCATTAGTATGTAGGTTATCAAATGCAGGATTCAATACAAATCTTACGTTTGCCAAGAAAGGAATTACATAAGAAGTGAATGCATATCCAAAACCTAAGTCCATTCCACTACCAGTTACCATACCAATTTGATCAGTATTAGTTACATAAGCAGTTCCTAGACCTGCAGCTTCTTTAGCAATTGCATCATTAACAAGCTTCATACCACCAATACCAGTCTGAACAATTAATGTTCTTTGTGGATCTGGTCCTTCTAATTCAACTTTACCTTGGTAGAAGTTGTAAAGCTCAGTTTTAAACATATCTAAGCTGAAAGAAGACTTGTTATAGATTCTCTTGTAAGAGTTGTCTAATTGCTTCCAAAGACCAACTGACATTCTGATGTCATCTGGACCGTCTTGTCTAACTCTACCACCGTGACCCCACATTAAGTAAGTTTCAATGTCACTAGCAATTTTGTTAAGGTGTGCTGCTTCTAAGTTAGTTAAGAAAGTTCTAGATAATGAACCATTATCAAATGCTCTCTTCACGTAATCAGCACCCATGATCTCTACCATGCTCTCTAAAGAAGATACAGAAGGATCAACGTCTTGGTCAAATGTTCTCCAAATCTCAGTTACAGGAATAGAACCGTCAGCATTCATTCCTCCTTTAAGCATTAAGTCTGCTCTTGAAGAAACTGAATAGTGAACGTGTGCTTCAGCTCCTCCTACAAAGTTGTAGAATTCTCTGAAACCAGTTCCTGTTTGAATATCTGAAAATCTTTCACCGTACTCACCTCTTGCAGAACCTTTTCTAAAGAATTTAGTTCCTGACTTAAGGTATTTGTCAGCTAGACCAGCAGTGTTATCATTGTTTACAAGTTGTACAGTATAAACAAATCCGTCACCTGAAGGAAGAATATCATCCGCAGTAACGTAAAGTTCTTTACCATTGTACTTGTCATAAGTAATAATATCACCGTGACCAAATGCTCTCTTACTTAAAAGAATTTTAAAAGTTTTACCATCTATACCTCTAACTGTTCCATCAGCGTCAGTGACACCGTCAATTTTACCTAGAGAGTAAGGAAGGTCTTGTGCAATAGGAGTTTGCCATTTATACTCACCACGTGCATTGTCAACCATAATTGTATTCTGTCCACCAAATGAAGCTAACTGATACAAAGGCATTTCAACCTTTTGTGTCATTGCCCACAAATCAACAGGACCCATATCCATAGGTTCTGCAGATCCTAACATTGCTGTTAAGTGGTAAGAATCAACATGAGAACTAGCTTTGTAGTTTGTATCTCTTAGGAAAATCCCATTATTTAATACTGGAGTTGCCATAATTGATTATTGTTTTAAAGTTAATATTAATTTAATTAGTTTATGTATTCTATTACAAAAGTTATATCTCCTGCTGATGCTACCGCAGTTACCATCTTAATTGCAAAATCAGATTCTTCTGTTATAATTGCACCTGTAACTGTTGATGTTTCTGCATCACCATTCGCTGCAAATGTACCACCTGCAAATGTTGCAACTTTTACAGAATCAGTACCATCTGTACCTTCTGCATAAAGCTCAAGACCACCACCTGATCCTGCTAATGCTGTTTTACAAAAAGCACCAACACGTAGTATTTGTGCACCTTTTGGAATGAAACCTGTATCTGCTAATGCTGTAGTTGCTGAAGTTGAACCAGCACCATCGTCTGCAAAGACATATTTACAGGTAACCGTATGAATTTTTGGATTTTTTGCCATGATTTAAAAATTTAGTTTAGTTAATAATTAATTGTTTATTGTTAAATTCTTTTAAAAATATTTTTATTACCTCTTGGTAATTTTCTTGTTTGTCTTTTTTGAGGTGTTTCTTCTTGTACAGCTGCAGCATTTGCTCTATTACTTTGTGCTGTTTTAAGTTTTCTAACTGTTTTTTCAACAGCTTTATTTTCACCTATTTTCATAATGTTAGCTTTGTATCCTTTTGGATCAGCAAGCAACCATAATGCTTCAGTTACAATACTATAGTTTGGTTCAACAAACTGATACTTTTCTAACAAATGACCTAACAAGTTTGTATTTTGTCCACTAATTGAAGGATAAGCTGGATTAACTAAACCATTATATAAGAAGGATTGAACTTTCTTATCTACTTTAATATCACCTACTTTACCATCTTTAAGTGTGTTATATACATTTTGCATATAGTTTTGAGAAGCTTGTTGTTGTTGTTTTTTCTTCATGTCTTGTTCTTGAAGTTTTCTAGCAACAACTTGCTCTTGCATTTTATCTAATTTAGGTTTAAACTTCATGGCTTGTTGCTCTAGTTTTCCTAAATCAGACCATACTTCAATCTCTTCATCAATTTCTTCTTGTGTTCCGTAACCAGTTGCAGATAAATATTCTCTAATTATGTGCTTCTGATCTTTCACTTCTTTTACATTGAGATCTCTTGTTTCTTCAACAACTGATAATGCTTTAAATATTCCTTTAAGATCAGTACCTCCATCTGCAACATATCTTGCTGCAATTTGAAGTTCCTGTGGTAAACTGTCAAAGAACTGTTTTGGAGTTTCTCTTCTTACTGCATTTGCTCTTTCATCTAAATTAGCCTGAATAAGCTCTTGCCAATCTTTTGCAGTATAGTCTTCTAACTCCTTTCCGTCATCAAAAGCTAAAAGTTTTTCTTCATCAATTAACTTTTTGAAGACATCTGAAACTCCGCTGATTGGTTTTCTACCTCTCTTCTTTGTTTCAGTTTCTGCTGTTACTTCTTCTTCTTCTTGATTATCTCCTAAGATTTCATCAATCTGATCAGGAGTAACAGTTTCTTTCTTTTCTTTTTTCTCCTCAACTACTTCAGACGTTTCTTCTGTAGCTTCTGGTTTTTCTTCTTCTTTAGTTTCTTCAGCTACTGGTTTGTCAATAAATGACATGTCAACATCTTTTTTTCTACTAAATACGTTAGGTTTTTTTGATTCTTCTTCCGGTAATGTTATTGACTCCGCACCTGGAGCTCCGTTAAAAATTTCATCAAGGTTTACCTCTACCTTTTCTACTTTGGTTTCTACTGTTTTTGTTTCAGCCATAACTATTATTGGTTTTAATGTTAATGATTACATATATAATATACTAAGTTTTTTTTATTTAAACCTTAAAAATTTGAAAATCTACTAAAGTTTTTTGTAGTATATAGCTAAGTATATTATTCTTACTCTTTATCCTTGTCTTTTGGGGATTTTTGAACATCATATTTATTCTTATTCTCTCTAGCAATTTCTAGATTTGTAGCTGCAATATCACGTTGAGTTTGTAATTTTTGTCTATCAATATCCATTTTTGCTTGACTCATAGAATCTCTTCTAATTGCTTCATCTCTTTTGAAGTCCATTTGCTCTCTATACTGCTCTCTTTTTTCCATATCTTGCATTGCATCACGGAAATCACTTTGCTCATTTTGATCAATATCAGTTTGTGCACCATAACCAGCAGCTCTAATTTCTGCAACCATAAGATCATTTTTACGTTCTTCAGCATTTTGTGAAGCTTGGAACTCACGTTCAGCAGCTTTTTCTTTAGCTTGTGCTTCAATTTGTTGCTGTTGCATTTGCTGTTGTTGTTGCATTTCTTGTTGTCTTTGAGCTTGTTGTTTTTCTTCAGCACCTTTAAGAATGTTAGAAACTTCTGCAATTGAGTCAGCTTTAATAATACCACCAAGATCAAATATACTTGCGCCTGATGTGTTATTAGTCATTGCTAATTGTTTAAGTTGATCTAATATAGATCTATGATTTGTTCTTGTTGTACAGAAAATATTAAAATCTCTCATTAATAATTCTGTACCATTTATTTGGAAGTTTACTTTTTCAGCTTCACTAGAAATATAATTTAATCTAACACTAGGCATTTTACTATGGTAGTATTGTGATAAGTCAGTTCTCATCTGATGTACCCTTGGCATAAGATTATCTGAGTGTTGTATAAAGTACATTTCTGTTTGTGCATATGATTGATTCATAGCTTGTGTTACACCTGTAGCTGTTTGTTGAGCAACTGGTGCACCTAATCTTTGTGGATTAACACCAATAGCATCAAAAGCTTGTTGCTTAAAATGATTGGCTAATTGTATTCTTGACATTAATCTTCCTGACTGTTCAAGATTTAATGTCTGATAATGATTAAAGTTTGTAGCATTTTCTGTGTTTGTTATAGAAGTATCTAATGGTAACATACCAAAGTCCTTCATAGCTACATATGCTTTTGCCATATTATTCTTACCCCAATCTTCTCCCATTGAGTGACGTGGTAATGCATTCTGATCAAACATAATTACAGTTCCTAGTTCATCTACTAGTATATCTGCAATTTGATTATTAACCATATTGTATCCTACTTGATATGGTTTCATTAAGTCTACTAAAGAAGTAGATCTCGTATTTCTATCTGAGAATACTCTTCCCTCAATAGGTAGTTTACAACCATAAAGATTGTTATCTCCTTTAAATTGAAACTGTACTCTACCTGGTTTCTTTTTATTTATACCTAAGTATATTGGATCAAAATCAGATGACATTTCTGTTCTCCAACTATGTGGTAAGTTTCTACCTATTTTTACTCCACCCCATACTTCATTAATCCATATCCAATCTACATGTTCTCCTTCAATAAGATTATCTTTTGTTTTCTCTTTGAATAGATGCGTATTATAAATAGGTTTGTGTGACTGTTTCCAGTTTTCATCAATAATTAATTGTTCTACTTCACCATCTGGCATAACTCTAGTTAAATGCCCAACCTTTCTTTGAGTCTTCCAATAAATTGTAGATACTCTTAAAAGATCAGTGTTACCATATGATGCAAGATCTTCACCTTCACCTAAGATTTGTGATACAATGTCACCTCCACCACCTGGAAACTTATTCCAGTTACTCATAAACTGTCTATATCCTAATGAAGGAGATTGTGTGTTCCATTTATGAGATTTTGTAGGATCATAGAATGAACCATCATTTTGAACTGGTTGATTCATATAAATTGCAGATTTAGCAGGATGTATTGATTCTAATGACTCTAATTGTTTTTTAGACATCAAGTAACCATAACTATCAATAACATCTGATATTGTCATCATCTCACACTTACCTGCATAATTAGATTCTGAAATATATCTTGTGTCTGGAGACTTTTGGTAGAACGTTAATACTGGATTCCATAATTCTACTTTATAGTCATCTTCCATCATTTTAAAATGCCAAAATTCTCTATCACATATAAGCATGTCACGGAATCCTCTTTCTTCTAATTCCTGCATTTTAAATCTTTCTTCATCAACTCTTAATTGATGACTAGCCCATTCTTCTACTAAGCTTCTATAATCTTTTTGAAAAAATTCTTCTATTTCAGGTAATGATTTTAATTGTTCTGGTGCAAGAGCTTTTTGTGCTTCTTCTCCTGAAAGATCAAGACCTTGTTCAATTAACTTTTGTTGAACTTGTATTGCAGCATCAGCTAATAGATTTTCTTCAATCATAGATCTTTTCTGTTCCATCATTTCATTATATGATAGATCATCTACAGCTCTAAATTGAACTTTATTAAATCTTTTAGAAAATTCTCCTGAGAGAACGTTAATTACGTTTGGGATTATAGGATAGAACTTCAACTCTAATGCTGAGTTGTCTTCTTCTGTTAATACATCAATAAGTTCTGAATATTGATTATTCTCTTCAATAATATAATCTGTCTTATCAATGATACCTTTTGCTAGCTTATAATTCTTTAAAAGTTTTCTGGCATTTCTTCTTAAGAACTCCATACCTTGTTCTTCAAGCCAATCTAAATTCCATGCAGCCCAATCATTAGTTTTACGTTTTGCAGATAAAAACTGTACAGGTTGAGTTAAACTTGATGTAGCCGGGTATCTAGATTCTTTGGCTTTTGCACCATTTTTTAATTGAAGAGCGTTAAATACTTTCATTATTTATTTCTTTATATAATAGATGATACTAATATCACCACATGTTGTAGAAGTTGTCCAGTACTTTTTCATTTTATATTTTTAAAAGGTGACTTTCTAAATTTTTTACTTCCATTATTCTTTTTACCCCTCCCTAAATTCTTAAAAGGGCTCATAGATAATTTATACAAATTTCTTGAATTATCCAAGTTATTTGCTGACTTATCCAGTTCTTTACGTTTTAAATAGCCTCTATTAGACTGTTGAACCTTAGCAAATGCAACTAATGCAGAAAAAGCTACAAGTCTATCCACGTTTAATCCAGGATAATATTGTGACATTTCTGTTAACAACATTGGATCAGGTATTCTATCTATACCAAATGTTTGTGATATTACTTCTCCATTATCATCTAAATCCTCATCTATCACTTCTCTAATATATTCTATTGCATAAGATATTAAATGATTTTTAAATAATGTTCCTGTATTTTTCCAACCATACTCTTGATATACAGTTCTGTTTGAGCCAAGATCTTTTAAAAATAATACTTGCTGTTTAGGTACAAGATATTTTTGTTTTCTTTTAGCAATCATATGTTGTATAAATAAAGATATATTGTTCTCAACAATAGTCCATGCTTTATACCACTCTATAATCATTTCTAATTGCTCATGAGTTTTATTTATATCATCATATCTACCACACCATGATGCTACTATTTTATCTTTTTCTATAAATGTTTCAGATCCATCTGGTGTTTCTCTTGTAACCTCTACTGGATTTTTATAAACAAATATACTACACAATGAATCTGATGTAGTTGTTTTACCTTCTGATACAGGGTCAATAGATGCATAGTATGTACCAAAGTCTGGATTCTTAATTGGTCTTTCCCATACTACAAGTGATCCAGTTTTATCTTCCATCTTTTTCTTTACAGGAAAAGTAGATATAGGTAATTTTTTAGTTCTTTTTGCTGTTATACCTTTTTGATCACGTTCTAGTTGTATAAACTCATAAGAATATTCTTTATCTTCAATCTTCTTTAATTGTTTAGCAATAATACCTTGTGGAAATATAGATGCTTGTCTATAAGCAAAAGCTTCTGCAATATTAATAGGTTTCTGTGATATACGTAATTGATATTGTTCTGGTGCTAAATCTTTTTCCCATTGACCTCTTTCATCTTTAATAGCTTGCAAAGCTTCTTTTATTTGTGAGTTACCGTATTTATCAATATAAGGGGGCATAGACCACTGTTCTGGTATAAATAGACCTGCAATACCAAAACCACCTTTATCATCCATTAGATCTGTTTCTACAGCGTATATATCATTTGATTGTGGATTAAGTATCATTTCCTTTAGAGGATTACACTGATCAAGATCACCCACAGATCCTGCAGCTATAAACATACCGGTAGTAATCATACCAGATGACATGGCTGGTCTGATATACTCATAAGTTTGATCCATCTTTGGAGCAATACCAGCCTCTTCATGAAAGAAGTAAGTACAAGGTCCACCTACACCTGTTGTTGCATTTTTTTCAAAAGATGCACCTTGTATTTTAGACATAAGTCCTTTGTTAGTTTTTCTATTATTTATTCTTACTTCTATCTTCTGTTCCCATAGCAATACCTTCTCAGGTGTACATGGTCTATACCAAGCTGTATGTTCATTAAGGAATGTTTTATATTCATCTAAAAACTTCCAAGAACCTTTATCATTAATATAATCTTTTAATGAAGCACCCATTTTACATATAGACCCTTCTTCAAACCAGAACTGATTTAAAAGTTTTGCCATATGAAAATATGATGAAGCTATCTGTCTTTTCTTTAAGATAGCAGCATGCTTATAATGTAATTCTGCAAGTAGTTCATATAAGGCCATATGATATTGTGCATCTCTAACTTTTGCAAAACCATACTTCTTTTCTTCTTTATCAAAGATTGGTAAGAAGTTTAACCACATGTAATAATCTCTAGTTAAATAAAATATATTCTTCTTACCATGGTATAGAACACCCTCTCTGCATTTATGTTTTTGATCTTCCCAATATTTTATATAATCTTTTGATCTAAATGGTTTATCACAGTAAAAACCATTCTTGTTAAATATAGTAGCTTCATTATTAAAAAGCAGAGCAGTCTCATCAAATTGATACTGCCCTGGCTCTTTAAATAAAGTTAAAATATATTTAGTAAAGTCTTCTCTTGATTTAAAATCAGTTGTAGTCCATTTACCATCTTTGTATGTAGGTACAATTTTATACATCTTGTATTGCCCATATATCTTGTTGTCTTAACAAGATATGATCTTCATCCATGTGGTTTACTTTTACCGGTTGAATAAACTGATTGAATAATACAACTTCACCTTCATGTATACCTTCTACATCTTCTCCTACAGAAACAACTGTACCTTTATCTTGTTTTTCTTGTGAAGATTCTGGAATATATATTCCTGTATTACCATAAGTTTCTTCTGATTTGTGTTGTTTAATTAGGAGTCTATCTCCTACTGGTCTAATTTTACTCATTTTATTTTAGTTTTAATTTACATTTGATCATAAGCCAAGCCTTGTCCACCACGCACTTGACTTTTTTGTTCATCTTTCATATCATTATATGCACCTTTGAATGATTGTCTTATTTGTTCAAACTTAGCTGCAGTATTTACTAATGATGTTAAATTACCATCTCTACCATGTTCTATGGATGTGGTTTCCATATATCTTGCTAATCTATCTAACATTGTCTTTATACCTTTATATGCTCTATACGTAGGTGTATGATAAAGATCTTCACATAATCTTATAGCATTTCTGATTGTTTCATCTTCTGGTGATTCTTCTAAACCTACCTCTTCTATAATTAAATCTTCTTTTTCATGCTCAGGCATATTAAAAAATGGATTCATATCAGGATCTGGACATGTCATATAAAATACAAATAAATATATTTCCATATATGTATCAGGATACTTATCCATAATACCTTTAAGTGATTTAATAGAATAGCAATGTTCTGATGGTATTACTTTACCATTTTGTACGTCAAATAGTTTTACTAGCATTGTGGATTATCTTTTAACCACATTACAAGACTATTAATCTCATCTTTTAAATATGGTAGTTCATACATTTTAATTTCTTTAATAATTGGTTCACCCTGATCATTATACTTAGTGATAGGATAACCATGCTCATTCTCACCTTCTTTTTCAAATGATACATGTTGTATTTGTAATTTACCTATTTTTAATTTAGGATTATGTTTTTTAATTATATATGCATATAAGCTAAGTTGTAAATTGTAATGGTTTAAATTACAATCATCCAAATGTGAGACAGGATTATATAACTTTGATGTTATACCTTCCCAATTTGTAAATCCTTTTTCTTTGATTTCCTTATTAGTCTTATAATCTAATATATTTATTTTTCCATTTACAATAGTAACTAAATCAGCTTGTCCACATAAACCTAATGATTTAAGATATACAAAATGTTCAGGATATACACCATCTTTTATTTTTTGATCTGGAGCTATCTTAATACCATTATCATCTGTTATAGGTCTTATAATAGGTACTTCAACACCATCTCTTTCAATAGTATTAAACTCACATAAATTTTCTTCTCTTTGATTATGATACCAATTACCTAATTCTATTGCTCTTGTAGTTTCATTATTCCAAGCATCAGTAATTTCTTTTGGTGTCATTCCGTACCATTTAGATCTTTTATTCTTACTTGATTTTACAGCTTGAGATTTAGCATCAAATTTAGGTTTAAACAAGCCAATAAAACTAGTTACACTAGTCCATTTAATTTGATCTTTTTCTAATTGCTCATCAAGGCTTTCATACACATGACCTTTTTCTCTAAATATTACTGGCATCTTTATTGTTTTTATGTTTATCTCTTATTTTTTTATTTTGTTCTTCAGCTCTTCTTTTTATATCTGCTCTATGCTTATCAGTTTCTTCCATGTTTAAATAAATCTGTTTTTTTAATTCATTTTCCATTTCTTCTGGCATAATAGCTTTCCATCTTCCTTTTGGACAATCAGCTGACATTGCTCTTATTTTAAGTGCAATACTACAACCGCAATCTGAACAACATGGTTGTGTACCATTAACAGCACAACTAGAACCTTCTTTATCCAAAAACGGACAAACAGAACATTCTAACCATCTCATTTTAGCAATAGCTTCTACATCATCTCTTTTAAAAATTTTATTTTTAATACCTTCAGCAATTTTATCTAAATTACCTAGGGCACCTAATAATTTATTTATTCTCATTTTTAAACTTTTTTTTATTTTTTATGTTTTCTTCTATTACTTCTAACAAGTCTTCCATCTTTTGTAATTTTTCTTTTACAGGTACAGACTTGTCATATCCTTCAAAAGTCATTTTTTGTAGATTACCTAAAATGTCTTTGTTTTTCTTTATATGTTTTTTTAGTTTACCAACTCTTATAGAAAAAGTTCCTAAGTTAGGCAAATGTATTTTTGGATGATTAAGTTCAGATAATTCTTTTCTAACTTTAGCATAAAAGAAATAAATAAAATCTTTAACTAAATCTTTATGTACTTCTGCTTCTTCAGCAATATCATCATAAAATTTTTTATAGTTCTTCGGATTCAACACCTAATATCTTATATTCTAAAAACAATGGACCCTCAATCTGTATATTCATAGCTGGATTAATAGTTATTGTTTTTTTATTATTACCATTCTTAACAATCAGACCTTTTTTTTCTGCTTTTGTTATAGCATTTCTACAAGACTGTGCACTTTTAAATACACCACCTTCTGAAACCATATTACAAAATTTAGTCATTTCAATATTACCTGACATAGCTAATAAGTGTAAACAATTTAGATCTGATAAACTAATTTGTATATCATTAAAAAAGCAATAAGTAAGTATTTGAAACTTTATAGCTTCATCAATACTTACTTTTGCCCTTTTATCTACTTTATTTACTAGAGCCATGTTGTTGGTATATCTTCACTTTCAATAAGTGTATATGTAAAACTATTACTCCATGTATCTCTAGCTTTTCTCATGATCTTCATAAATTTAGTCCAATCATCATTAGCTGCAATAACTTGACAACCTGCAGACCATTTATCTACTTGACTAGATTTTTTACCTGCATACTTAGTTGCTCTGTGTATATTAATACCAAATAAACCTGTATCTGTATTTTCAGTATTTAAATTATATACATCATCTCTATTATTGTCTCTATACACTGTTACTGGTCTACACTGACCTAAAGCTTCATATCTACCTTGATGCTTTCTAATCTTGTGAGAACCTCTGTATTGTCCTGGTTTTAGTATTGCTGTACCTTTACTTTCTACTATAGGACTATTCATATAATGAGTTCCAGGATCAGTAGTACAATCAAATTCATGATACTGCCATTCACCATCAATCTTATAACATAAAGTCATAAGATCATCAAAAGCATTTGTTACCTTATCCTTAGTTAGGGAGTTTCTTACTCCTACTATATTGACATTATAGTCACCGTTTTCAAAAAACTTATAATTTTTACGTTCTAAAGCACGTCTTATATGATCAACACTATACACCATTTGCTTCACGTTTTAAAGTTCTTTTAATTTGCCTTGCTGCTTCTGCACCATCAGCATTTGCATTAAATTCTGCTCTCATTTCATTTGAATCTTCTCCTTCTTCTTCAGTTGGAGTAGCCATTGTTTGTGCAATAAACATTTGAGCTTGTAGTCTTTCAGCACGTGTTTTCTCAATATCTCTAAGTAATTCTTCATACTTTAATTGAGTTTCTAAATGGGGAATGTTATCTTTGTAAAATTGTGTAACTTCCTTTCTTTTTGCATCCATTTCTTTTTTAGATGCTGTTTTAGGATCAATATCCTTCACTTTTGTTTTTGTTGCCATAGCAATTTTAATTTTTAATTAATAATGGCAAATATATATAAAAAGTTTAAATAAAAAAAGTTTAAAGCATTTTTTTTAATGATACCCGTTTAACATCTCTAATAGTTCATTTATTGCTTGATGTCTATGAGAATCTTTTAATGTTGTTTTAAAAACATATTGAGATGGAATAAGTTTAGACATATCATGAAAAGCTGAGTGTTGTTTGTCTTTTAAATCTATTTGATATGAATCACCACAAAAAATCATCTTAGATTCTTTACCTAATCTTCCAATACACATTGCTAGTTGTGATTTTGTTAAATTTTGGTATTCATCTACTATTACTACTGAGTCATCAAAAGTACGTCCTCTAAAGTGTGCAAGTGATACCAATTCTATTTTTTCTTCCTTTTCAAGTTTCTGCAAGATTAAAGGTTTGTTATATACCTTACGCATGTTAGATCTAATAGGAACTAACCAAGGTTCCATCTTTTCATGCTCTGATCCTGGTAGAAATCCATTATCTTCTGTAGATACTGTAGGTCTTGTTATTATAATTTTATTTACTTGCCTTTTGAATAAAAGATCAAGTGCTATCTGGACAGCAAGTAATGTCTTACCACTTCCAGCATTTCCTACTACAAAGTTATAAGGATGTTTTAAAATTTCTGTCTTAGCCTTTTTTTGTTCTGGTGAAAGGCTTAATGAAAACCTAATACTCCCTTTTGGAGGAGTCTTTTCTTTATTTGTCATAGATGATTTATTTACCTTTAATTTTCTCAAATGAGCTTATACCAAAGCTCCCAAGAGTTACAATAACAAATGAGTTGTATATAACTTCATTTATTACAAGCTCCATTCCACACCATCCGGTAATAAGATCACATATAGCAAATATTACCATTAGTATAAATGAAGCAAAGCCTACTACAGCTTTTTCATTGATGTCATTTTCATCTTTAAATAATTTCCACATATTAGCACTTCCATTTTTTTCTTGCAAGACAAGCTCTTTTCTTAGGAGTCTTTCTGCAATCAATATTAAATTTTTTAATCTGGCCTAAGTTTCTAGCACAAAAAGATCTTTTACGTGGACCCCCTCCTGGTTGTGGAGCTTTAAGTTTAGATCCAGTCTTTCTATTGATCATCCTACGCCCCTTAGCAGTAAGACCACCAGATTTACTTTTACATCCATTCTTTATGGAGCATCCTTTCATAGCTCCTTTCTTTTTGCTTGCCATAACTATTTCTTTTTTCTTTTTTTCCAACTAATTCTTTTTGAACTAGTTTTCTTTTTAGCTGCAGATGTACATTGTGCTTTAGTTGGTCTACAAGCAGGATACGGTCTTTTAGATCCGCCTTTTGCTGACTTTCTTCCACAAGGTTTACCAGTCTTGCAGTCTATCCAACCTTTACCTTTGTTTCTACTAAACCATTTATGTAAGCTTTCTTTAGCCATTATTTCTTTTTCTTTTTAGACTTGTTGCCCCAGTTAGCAGCCCCTACCTTTCTACATCTTACTAGTGCCCCAGATGCATAAGCTGATGGCCATACACTATATCTTGATCTTACCTTATGGTAACAAGCGTCTCTTTTAGCTTTTTTCTTTTTCTTCTTTGCCATTTTATTTTCTTTTACCGCCATGATATTCCACGGCATGACCCATTTCTATTAGTTTTTCATTCAAACAACATTCCTTGTTTTCTATCAATGCATGTAATTTACCAAGTACACGTCCATATTTTCCTACCTTTTCACTTTCAACAATGAAGTATTCTTCCTCATTATCTTTTGTCAGCAAGTCAATCAATGCCTGTTTTGCTGCTAGTCCACGTTTCTTTTCTTCTAGATCACGAGTTCTTGACTCAGGAGTATTAATTCCTATCAAGCGGATTCTTTTGTGAACTGTTATATCAAACCCCAAGTCAATGATAGCATCTACTGTGTCACCATCAACTACTCTATCAAGTTTAGCCTTGTATACGTACATTTATTATATCCCTTATTTTAGCGCATTTTTCATATTCCTCAGTTTCTACAAAATACGCCATCATATTTTCTAGTGTATCTATGCTTGGCTCTTCACCAGGCTCATGCGCACATATTGCGTGCATTGCGTTTGGATCATCAGACTTCTTATCAAGTAAATCCTCTAAAGTCTTATTACCAGTTATAATCTTAAATGAGTTTCTAAACGCTGCATCTATTATCAATTCCTCTACATGCATCCTTTGTGAGAGTGTTAGACCATCCATTCCATCCATGTCATCAAATGAGTCATAATTGTCCATCTATTTTATTTTTTAAGTGTTAAACAAACCTTTCTATAAAGGATCTATGTATACTATAATATACTAAAAATTTTTGGCCTATGGAAATTTTGTATGTGTTAAGTTGTGAAAAGGTTTTACTGATCAGCTCCCCGTCTTATCATTGGGCAATATCCACCCCCTATGTCAAAGTGTGGATCAATTAAAACCAAAAAAAATGACAAAGTCAATTTTTTTCCACAAGATAGTAAATAATACTATCATAGTAAAAACTGCCGTGCTAGGGACTAAAAAGTCCACTATCAACGGTGTAACTGTCTATGACAGAGAACAAGGCTCCGTGACCTACGGTCTACTATGCCTTATGGATGAATCAGGTAATTCCCTTGACCCATCCACTCTTGGTCTTAAGAAGAACCAAGAGATTAAGGGATTCCAGTTGTCATCTAATCCGGTCCTTGACCAGGAAACAGATGAACCAACTGGTATGTACTGGGCAGAATCTATCTAAGATTCTGTTTAGTACTTGCTGTAACTCTGCATAGCTACGTTACATCCACACTACTATGCACAGTTACACTAACACTTAATACAATTGAGTGACAAAAAAATTAATTGTGTGCATTAAATTGTGTGTGTGAGATCTTATTTCCCACATATTACCACTTTAATCCACAACTACAACTGTTAATCACAGTAATATATAATATAGCTATAATGACAAGGTTTAAGATGTGAGAGTCATCTATTGGCCTCTTGACCACTCAGCCGTTAGATTCGGTAATAGATAGAGACTTGTTGTTATAGCCTATATTATATTTATGTTCTCTCTCTATAGGATGAGCATATATGTATCCGCAATATTAAAAAATAGAAAGGCTGTACTATTAGTCAATTTCATAACATTGGCAACAGCGTATTCCTAAGCAAGAAGATAAACTGCTTTAATATAATACACCATCATTTGAATAGGCAGTATTGGGTTGGTCATTACTGTAATACCATAGTAAGTCCTTATCGTGAAGGTTAGAACCATCTTTATATATTGAAAAATATAGACGTACTCTTGCAAGATTAAAGATGGTTTGCAATTTAAACTTGATGAGTGACAGTCTGCTAGTGTAATGAAGCATAACAGAGTAGCAATCTCTGAGGACAGGGAGATGGAGAAATCCATACAAATGCCCAAATAAAAACAAGACCTGCACTAGTGTCACTCATCATTTATTAACTCAAACTTTATTATTAACCATTAAATTACTATTATGAAAAAGAAATTTAACTGTAGACTAGGTGTTATACCATTCATTGGTGTAGGATTTGGCTACCAAAAGAGAAGTAAGTCAATAGATTTTATATTGTTATTACCTTTTCTTGACATTGAACTCACGTATAACTTTAAAAAATCTAGACTATGAACAGATTTAAAAATTTTAATCCACCAGCAAAGATTCTTGTTGCATGGATTACAGCAGTATTTGCCACTTTAATAAGTGGTTTATCTTCAATCTTATTGATTGAATGGTTACAACCTCATCCTGATACATCAAAAACTATATTCATGACATTGTTTTGGGTATACTTAATTGTATCATTAGTGTGGTTGTTTGATGTTAAAAAGAAGTATAACCAGTGGCAGACATGGAAATTCTGGACACAAAAAAACCGTGGAAAGTGATTAACAAATTGTTAAACTTTTGGAAAAATCTATGGAAGAGGGATGCAGAGTGCATTACCTCTTACCATAGTCGTAAGATATTTCAAACTGACTGTAACAAAATAAACAAGATCCATAGAAGAATGGATGTTGTTAACGGTGATTTGGAATATGTCTGTAGTTACTTTGGTGGTGTATGTGTACAAACATACATGACCAAAGATAACTTGACTGAGATATGTTTTCATCTTGGTACTTGGAATACACCAAAGTATTTCAAACAAGCTATTAGTGATTATCTAATAGAAGTTAAACCTTTTAAGACTATGTTTGGTGATGTTGATATGGATGATTACACTTGTGAATTATTTGCAAGTTGTCATAGTATTGACTTTAAACTTAAAACTAGTAAACCTGGTATAGCTTTTATGGATAGTTACACACAACTCAAAATGATAAAAGACAATCAAGGTCTTATCAAAAGAGTTAAAGCTTTTGTAAAGGAAGGTAGACACCTTGATCCTGAGCATGAGTGCTATGACAGTCACCGTATAATGGTAGATATTTCTCATATATGAGAAACATAACAGTACCAGTATATAGTTACTAATGATTTAATAGTCAGTAATGGTTATTAAGTTTGAGTGAGAGATAGTAAGGGTAGTGTAACAGCTACTCTTACTGTCATGTTTGCACCCATAGCTCAATTGGATAGAGCAACAGCCTTCTAAGCTGTAGGTTGTAGGTTCAAGTCCTACTGGGTGTACAGTTAACTAATTAAATAGATTATTATGGTAAGAAACTTTTTAACATTTGTAAAACAGCAATGGAAATTCCTTTTTACAACATTAATCATATGTGCATTTACTATTTCAGTAGTTATATGTATGGTTTTGGCAATATTTAATCCTGAATTATTATGGAACGGAGCATAAAGCTTACTGTACCACAACTAAAGATACTATTATCTGACTTGTTTAACCAAGAAGCTGGTAAAGCAGCAGATGCAGTATTGTATATGTTGAATGATTCACAGATAGAATTATTAATGCACATTATGTCTACACCAGACTATATACTTTTAAACAAGAATCAAAAGATTAAGTTTAAACCTGATAAGTATGAATTTGATAGTGTAAACATAGATGTACTACAAGATCTAGGATTTGTAGATAAAGAAGGTTATCATTACGGCATGATAACTGGTGACACATCTTATGGTAGTGATTTTAATCCTACTTATTATAAGATGCATGTGGAGTGTGTTACTTTACGTGATAATAAACCTATATCTACAAGTGTAGAAGTATATACTAAAGATATTGTAGCAATACCTTTAGATAAATGGAAAGGTTTGGAATAGTTTCGCATGAAGTTATATCTGATCCAGAACTATCATTGATAGCAAAATGTGTATATAGTGTATACTGTATACATGCTAATAAAAGCCGTACTTGTTTCCCTAGCAATGGAACTATAGCTGATATGTTGAATGTTGGTTATAGTACCGTTAGCAGGGGTATAAAAGAGTTAAAAGATGCAAAATATATTAAAAGAGAAGGTAAAATAATAAAATTACTAAAATGAAAAAAATAATAATAATATTAGTAGCATCAGTTTTTATAGGATGTGACTATAATCCTACTGTAAATCATCAAAAATGTTTATTTTTTGGTGACACAAGAAAAATAGTAGATACTGTTTATTTAAATGATAATGGTGTGCATGTAGATTTAGTATTACCAACAGATGGAGAGTATACTTCATATGGATGGGGTGCAGCACATTTCTTTATGAACATTCCAACATGGAATGATGCAAGTTATAAAGATTACTTACATGTTTCTAATAATAGGGAAGATGTTGTAATAAGAGAAATCCGTCATTATAATAAACAAGATCACTGGATACCTGTTCTTGTAGATAAGTATCAATTAGAAATGTTACATTTAAATGTAAAAAAATCATATGTGCTTGATTCTAATGGAAATAAAATTAGAGTCATAGATACAATAAATAATGGTTGGTATTACAAAGCTAAAGGTAAGTATTCATTATTGTATACTTGTAACACTTGGACTAATGAAATGCTAAAGAAGAGTGATCTTTATGCAAGAAAAAAGGCAATTTTTAGTAAGGATATAATAAATCTTTATGATTAATATTAATAGATAGCTATACTTCTATTAATAAATATTGCTGTATCAACAAAAGTATGTATTATCACTGATAATTTTTGATATTTTTGTTAAATGATATACCAGTTACCAAATGGCAGAGTTATACATTTAAGTATTGAACAATACTTAGATATGACTGATGATGAGCTTCATGAGCTTGCCTGTCTTGGTGACCAGTATACATCTGATCCAGTAGATCCTTTCTTTAAATCTGCATTACATAGTTCAAAAACTAAAAAACAAAAAACAGATGATGGTATGTTACCAGAAGACAGAGAACAACGTCTTGATGAGATACCTGATATAGAGAAGTTCCAGGATGATTACTTTCGTCCTGATGACATTTAAATTTATTCACACTTTTTATTAATTTTTAAAACCAATTTTGACATGACTGAAAATGGTAAAGTTACTATTGTTGCAGATGACAACGGTAGTGTAATTAGAGTATCCAAAAATAATCCTGAATTTGGACACGTTAGATTAGTACAGGAAACAACTGCTATTGGCAACGGAAACTGGGTCAAGAAGCAGAGTAGAAGTACCTTGATACATGGTACTGTAGAAGACTTACAAGCTACAGGTTTAGCTGAGGCAAAAACATTGCCTGGTAAGATTGTTGTTAGAGAATCATTTGAACCATTTAGTTCAGATAATCCTGATAGAGATCTTAAAGTAGCAGGGGACACAGGCATAGTATGTGTAGGTGTTAACCCAGAGACAGGTGAAGTAGACTGTCCTATATACAGAAAATCATTTTATTCTATGGATATGAATGATCATGATACACTTATTGCTCATACTAATGGTGCAGCTATTAGAGAAGCTAATGGTGTTGAGTCAAAAGCAGTTAAGATAACCAAAGAACAAATGGAAGAAATGACTGCTAATGATGAAGAAGAAAAGCCTAAGTCTACTAGACGTAACAAGCAAGTAGATTTAGAAGATTCTATTGAAGAAATAGAATCAAAAGAAGAAGTGGTAGTTGATGAGGATGATGATGTAACTTTTGAGTTAGATTAATCCTAATTACTATTATTTTGTTTCTAAGGGGGGCCATGTGCCCCTCTTTTTTTATTACTCAAACTTAATATAAACTTAAAACTATACTGACATGCTAAACGCACAACAAATCCAACAACTTAAAGTAGCTAAACATCTAGCACGTTTAAGAAAACTTGAAATCTATGATGAATATATGTCTCATGATAGAAAAATAGAGTATCAAAAACTTAATCCAAAGCAACACTTTTTATTCAAAAGGGTATTGCATGGTCTTAAGTTATATAACAAAGAAGAAATATCTAAAATGCATTGGGATAAGAAGAGAAGGATTATAAAAGTCTGGAAAAGATCTCAAGATGTTATAAATAGATGGAAGCAAAGACTTTGTTATAATGATTCACAGAAGATATTTGCTATATTTGCAGGTAGTAAATTAGGTAAAGCTTTTTATGAGCAACCTTTTGATTATATATCTGATTATCAGAATAAACTAACTTTAAAAGAAATGGGCATTCAATATGAACATTTGATTGTTAAGTTTATATCAGAAGGATTATTACCATCTAACTTTTTTGACATTAAATAATGAAACCAAAGAAGAAATATTGTGCTGGTTGTGAAACAGACCAGTATATATGGAAGAATCATGAAGGTAATAAATATTGTAGAAACTGCTGGGGTAAACTTGCAGGTAAGCCTTTTAAATCAAAAAAGGTTAAACCAATTAAGGTTAAATCTACAAAGATGCAGAAACTTGATGGATTGTATGGTAAGTTAAGAGGGGTATTTCTTACTAAACATCCAATGTGTCAAGCTGCTTTACCTAATTGTACTAAACAATCAACTGATGTACATCACATGAAAGGTAGGGGTAAGTATCATAATGATGCAACAACCTGGCTTTCTGTGTGTAGATCTTGTCATACATGGATAGAAGAACATCCAATAGAAGCAATAGAATTAAATTTATCAATTAAAAGAGACTAGTTATGGCTAAATTAGATAACGCAAAACAAGCCCTTGAAGGTAAACAATATAAAGAAGCTCATGAATTCATGAAGCAGATACACTATAAAGAAGTATTAAATAAAGAAATAGCTGAAGCTAGAAACTATACTAATATAGATAAATATGGTAGTATAAATGTACATCAGTTAATGAAAACTGATAAACAACATATTATTGAAGTATTAGAACATGCTATGGGAACTATAAGATATTTGAGAGATGGGAAGAGATAGTGTACAAAAGCAAGCGTTAGATCTTGCTGTAAATAATAAGAGATGTGGATTAGGTATTTCTATGGGTGTTGGTAAAACAAGAATTGCTATACAGCACCTACAGAAAAACTATAATCCTTTTATAAAAACACTAGTTGTTATACCTAAGCTATCTGTTATGGATGCTTGGTTAGATGAATTAAGAAAAATGAATTTAACTGATAGGTTATTGTCACATATAGAATTTGTAACATACTTATCATTAAATAAAAAGAATCCAAATGATTATGACATAGTATATCTTGATGAATGTCACAGTTTATTGGATAGTCATAATGAATTTTTATCTGAATATAAAGGTAAGATTCTTGGTCTAACTGGTACACCACCAAGAAAAGGCACAGAAAAATACAAAATGGTCAATAAGTATTGTCCTATTGTATATAATTATAGTGTTGATGAGGCTACAGATAGTAATATACTTAATGATTACAAAATTATTGTACATGAGTTACAACTATCTAAGCTTAAAACACATAAGAAGAAAGCTAAGAATGGTGGTTTCTGGTATACATCAGAAAAGGCAGACTATGATTATTTTACATCACGTGTAGGTGATGCACAAACACAGAAACAAAAGCAATTTGCATCTATAATGCGTATGAAAGCTATGATGGATTATCCAACAAAAGAAGCATATGCAAAAGGTTTACTTAAAAATATAGATCAAAAGTGTCTTGTATTTGCTAATACAAAGAAACAGGCTGACAGAATGTGTTTACATAGTTATCACTCAGGTAATAAAAAATCTGAAGAAAATTTAGAATTATTTAGTGATGGTAGAATAAATCAAATGTCTTGTGTATTACAACTTAGTGAAGGTATATCTATACCTAATTTAAAACAAGGTATTATAATGCATGCATATGGTAATGAAAGAAAAACTTCACAACGTATAGGTAGATTACTTAGGTTATTACCTAATGAGCAGTCTATCTGTCATATACTATGTTATGCAAATACAGTAGATGTTAAATGGGTTAACTCAGCGTTATCTACATTTGACCAAGACAAAATACATTTTTATAACCCTTTAGATAATTAATTATGAAATATTTAATAATGTTAGTATTATTTTTAGCATCGTGTGGTGTATCACAAGATATAACACAACGTCAATTGCTAATTCAAAAAGAAATTGATATACTGCAAGCAAACTATTATTATAGTTTAGACTCTTTGTATATAGAATACTATAAAAAGCCTTAAGTTATGGGTAGAATGAAAGAAGTGCATATGGAATATATGCAGTCTGGGACTGATAAATCTGCTATGGAGTATCTTGAATGGTATTATAACCAAACAAAAAATACTCCAGCGCAGATGGATCAACTATGTCCTAACTGTTCTAGTAAAACATTAAACTACATGGCAACAGATGATATTAACTGTACTAAATGTGGACAAGAATTTGTTCTTGTTGATATTAATACATTAAGATTTAAATAATATGGAAATAACAATATGGTTTTTTTCTATACTTGCTGGTATGCTTATTGGATTTTACATAGCAACTCAAATAGAAAGAAAATTAAATAGAAAAACAAGGCTTGCTCCTACAAAGATTAATGTATCTTATGTAGAACAAGGCCGCGGCATGTTTTATGGCATGTATATACATAATGATTCAACAAGATATTGTAAGCTTAGTAGAGTTGAAGAAGCTAATGCTGTCTTAAGATCATTAGGAATAGGAGAAAAACTACCTGAATCAATATCACAAGATAACTCTATAACAATCCTTAATAATATAATGGGACAGTTTAATGAGATTCATTATCCAGATTGTGTGTTTGATTGGGATAATTGTATGGATGTATCATGAAAGCAAATTTATTTGCCAACCTAACCAAACGTGATGGTAAGTTGGAATATAATGTTAAAGCACAAGAAACAATATACAATAAGTTTGTAGAAGATTTACCTGAAGGAGCTAAAGTAGAAATATTTATTAGCATCTCAGGTGATAATGGCACTAATGCACAGATAGCTAAGATACATGTAAGTATAAGACAACTTGCAAATGATCTTGGTTATTCTTTTAGTGAAATGAAATTACTTGTAAAAAGAAAAGCAGGACTCTGTTTCAATAAGAATGGAACTGAGTACTGCAAATCTTTTGGAGATTGTAGTAAAGAGGAATTAAACTCTGTAATACAAGAAATTATAGAATTAGGTGATGAAGTTGGATCTAATCTTCGTTAGATTGTGGAGAGTCATATGCTGATGCACTATTATTATCAGTTGTTGTAGCTCTTCTAGCTTCATCTTCTTTTCTCATATTTTCATAATTACCATTAACCTCTTTAAACATATCTTTTAATTCATCTTCATTAAAAGTTTCTAAAGATTTAATCATCTTTTTAGTAGCTTCATCTACATCTTCATCTGTAACAATGACATTTCCTTGTTCAACAGCTTGTCTATTCATTTCTGTTTGAATTGTCATTAATGTCCATAATGAATTCATATATGGATCAACAGGATCATCTTCTTTGATATGTTCAAAGTTTGTTTTAATATGATGTAATGCTTTTATTGTATGATCTTCACTATGCAAACTAAAAAGATAATTTATAGTTTCTTCTATATATGTTCTAAATTCTGTTGTAAAAGGTATCTGAGTAATAGCATCAGGTACTAATTGTACAACTTTGTTATTTCTAATAGCTTCTTTAGCTTTATTAGATCTTTCAGCTATTTGTTTTTTTGTTAATTTCTTTGCCATTATTTAAAAATTTTAATAAATCAGGATTAGTTTTAATCCTTAGTTTTTTTATACTTGGTTCTTTAATTGCAACCATTAAATTTTGTATGAGAAACGTGTTGTTCATGTGGCAAATATAACAAAAATTTCTTATCTTTGTAAACTTTAAAACCAATAAATATGTTTGAAGAAGAACATAAGCAAATGACTAGAGAAATTCAGTTGTTTGTAAATAACTTTGAATTAAAATATAAAAAAAAACTGCAAGTAATTGTCAGTGAAAAATTAGGCTCATCTAGTGTAAAGAATTACACCACTATGTGGAAAAATGAAATAGATGCATTAGCCAATATAAACATAACTAATAAACTTAAGGAACTTGAAGAAATTGTAATACATACAATGCATGAAATAGATCCTTCACTCAGTTATGTAGACTCCATGATCATTAAATCTAGAAGAAGAAATGTTTTAATATGGGTACAATGTTACACATATATAGCAAGGAATCTTGGATTTACTACTACTAGAATAGGACAGTTTATAAATAGAGATCATGCTACTGTGTTACACTCAGTAAAGTCAGTACAAAACATGATAGATACTAATGAAACGGATTATATGGTAGTACATAAAGCTGTATTAAAAAACATTAAAGATTATGTGGGAATTATTTCAACAAATACTGAAGGAGAAAATGACACCCAATCAATTCTTGATTCTTTACGGAATAAAGAAGAGTCTGTCATTACCCTTGCCTGATAGTAAATCAGATGTTCAACAACTTAAGTCATTAGGTTTCATTGAACAGGATGGTTCATTATCTATAAAAGCTAATAAAGTAATAGCAAGATTTGAAAATTACTTTATTAAAGCTAAAAAAAGAACTAGTATTCAGCTTATGGGTAAAGAGTTCTTGAAAAGAATCAATGAATATAGAGATATATTTCCTGCAGGTAAGCTACCAAGTGGTAAACCTGCACGTGTAAATGTAAAAACATTAGAAAATTCATTTAGATGGTTCTTTGAAAACTATGATTTTAGTTGGGATGAAGTTATAGATGCAACAAGCATGTATGTTAATGCATACAGAGACAATGATTATATGTATATGAAAACAAGTCAGTACTTTATTAGTAAACAAGATAAATCTAAAGTCAGAACATCTGACCTTGCAGATTATTGTGATATGATTAGAGATGGAGTAGAGCCTGAAGATAACCACTTTAAAGAGAAAGTAGTATGAAAGAAGCATGGCATGGACAATATCAATCATTTAATGAAGCACTTAAATATATGCTTGACAGACAATCCGGTAAGGAGAAGTCTATACAAACACCATGGCCTAAGTTTAATGATGCTGTAACAGATGGATTAGAGTGGAATACTCTTACTGTTATAGGCGGTAGACCAGGGTCAGGTAAGACATTAATTAAAGATCAAATAATTAGAGAATCATTTGTTCTTAATCCTGAAGAAAACTACAGAGTTCTTGAGTTTCAATTTGAGATGGTAGGTAGAACCTCAGCATTAAGAGAGTTTAGTTCAATAACCGGTAAAACATATAAAGAGTTATGTAGTGCTGGTCATACTTTAACTAAAGATACATTTGATAAATGTCACTCGTATGCAAAAGATAGAGTTAAAAGTCCAGTGGATATTATATCTACACCTATGACTGTAAATCAAATGCGTGAACAAATAGACATGTATATGAATGAACATCAAGGTCAAAAGACTATTATAACTTTAGATCACACTATACTAGTAAAAAGAGCACCATATCAAAATAACAGATTAGATATGTTATTTGAGCTGGGTGAGTTTTTTACACAAGTTAAACGTGAATATCCTTGTATGTTTATAGCACTGTCACAGTTAAACAGAAACATAGATAATCCGGATAGAGCAGTAGATGGTAAGTATGGTAACTATGTTCTTGAATCAGATATATTTGGTTCAGATGCAATGTTACAACATGCTGATACCTTGATTGGTATTAACCGTCCTGCAAAACAAAAGATTAGATTCTATGGCCCTGATAGATATATTATACAAGATGATAAAACACTAGTTTTACATTTTCTAAAAGCCAGAAATGGTGACACAAGAATGAGTTTTTTCAAAGCTCAGTTTGAGAGAATGCAAATAGCAGAGATGGATACTCCACCTCAGCAAGAAAGAAGATAATTATGATAAGCACAAAATTAAAAGATAATATTATGACTCCAGCTGAACGTAAACAGAAAGTTTCCAAGCTTAGGGAAGAGCATCAACCATACTTTGATAGTGTTGGAGAAAAGCATGCTTTATATATTCCTAAGATGGCCTATAGACCCACTGGTAAAGATGAACTATATGTATCATTTTTTCCTAGTGAATTAGAAAAAGGTAAAGATATTTACACAGAGTTTGTAAGTATACAATATGAGTCTGAAGATCCAAAGAGAACATTGTATTTAGTTAAACATAATCCACATTGGAAAGAAGAGTATGAACTAATTACAAGTAACTCAGGATTTGAAAGACATCTAATACCTGTTTCAGAGTTAAAGCCTATGAATGATGTAACTAGTAGAGGACAAAAGTTTACTACTAAAGACATTAAAGAAGACTTTGACAAAATTAAATTACCAGACCCAGAGACTGGTAGAGATATGCTAGATGTACTAAAAGGTATTGAGAGAGCATTATTAAGTATAAGTAATAAATTAAATAAATAAGTATGGCACAAAGTGTATTAGTCATTGCAGACTCAGGGACAGGTAAGTCCACATCTATTAGGACATTAGATCCTAAAGAAACATTTATCATCAACATTGCTAACAAGCCGTTACCATTTAAAGGTTGGAAGAAGAATTACGTAAATATTAGTAAAGAAAATCCAAAGGGTAATATGACTTCAGCTTCATCTGCTAATGGTATAGTTAAGGCTATGATGCATGTCAATGATAAGATGCCACACATCAAAACATTAGTTATTGATGATTGGCAGTATATGTCCAGCTTTGAATACTTTGATAGAGCTAGTGAGAAAGGTTATGATAAGTTTACTCAAATTGCAGCAAATTTAGCACAAGTTGCTAAGATGCCTAAAGACATGAGAGAAGACTTAACTATCTTTTTCTTAACTCATTCAGAAGATTCAACTGATATTAACGGACACAGAAAAGTTAAAGCTAAAACTATTGGTAAGATGATAGATAATACTTTAACTTTGGAAGGTCTTTTCTCTATTGTATTATTTGGTAGAGTTAAGAAGAATGAAGACTCATTAGAATATGGGTTTGATACACAAAATAATGGAGAAAACACATGTAAATCTCCAATGGGAATGTTTGAAGATTCCTTTATACCTAATGATTTACAATTCGTAAAGGATTGTATTACAACTTATGAAAATTAATTATTATGAATGAAGTAAAAAGTAAAGTTATGTTTAATACAAAAGACATGTCTGCTGGATCAAGCAGACCAAAACCAGTAATGAGTCCAGGTAATCAAGTTGTTAGAATTAATTCTGTTACATTTGATAAAACACCATATGACTCTGAAGCGTACAATATTACTCTACATGTAGAGACAGAACCAGTTAAGGGAGACTTTGAAGGTTTCTATAGAGATATGAATGATCAATCTAAAGGTAGATATGAAGGTCAAGTGGGTAGAGTTAGAATGACTCCTTATCCATATAAAGATGCAACACTTCCAAGTGGACGTGAAGTATCTAGAGATCAAGAAGTATTGAAGTCTATGATTTTTTTATCTGAGCAATTAGGTAAAAGAGATGAACTAGATGCTATTGAGGCAGACACAATAGAAGCTTTTATGACAAAAGCATCAGCGTTGTTTGCTAATAGTGATTTCTTTAATGCTTGTATAGGTTCAAGACAATGGGAAAATAAAGAAGGTTATGTTAATGATGATCTTTATTTACCTAGACCATCTAAAGATGGAGTTCCTGTAGAAGCTATAGATATTGATACTACTAAGTCTAGACTTATGACATATGATAAGTCTACACATCTTAGAGAGATTGTAAGGAAAGAGACACCAGCTGCTGATTCTTCATTTGAAGGAACATCAGGTAGTGGATCTGACTTTGAACTGTAAATAATAAAAGGGGTGTTGAATGGTGTAAATCCAGACGTGGTAATACCAGCTTAATTGAGGAGAAAACACTTGCGTTATCCAACCCTCAGCCCCAATATTATTATGATAAGTACAAAGAATCTTGTATCTGATGAAAGCAAAGTTCCAAGTGCTTGGGTGTTTCAATACTATTTGGATTTACCAGAAAGTTTAACTGGACAAAATGTTAGAATACATTCTATATTTAATCCGGGTGAAAGAACACCAAGCATGTGGGTCTTTGTTGATAAGAATACAAGGCAGTATAAATTTAAGGATTTCTCAACAGGAAACTATGGTAACAAAATTGATCTGATTAAAGAGCTTTTTAGTATAGACTACTCAAAGGCTGTATTCAAAATGATTAATGATTACAATAAGTTTGCATTAGAAAAAGGTAAGTATAACATAGAGGTTAAGGATCATCCTAGATATAAGGTTGATTATTGCAGTGAACGGCCATGGAATAGATTGGATCAGCAGTACTGGTTACAATTTAATATTGGCAAGTCAACATTAGAGAAATATAATGTAAAACCTCTTGAATATTATACTATGTCAAAAGATGATCCTGATGGTGTAAAAACTATTAGGATGGAGTATCCAAAATTATATGGTTACTTTGACAAGGATGGTAAAGTTTATAAAATATACCAACCGTCACAAAAAAAATATAAATTCATAAAGATCAATGCACATCTGCAAGGCTTTGATCAGTTAGAATATAATCAACCTTATTTGGTTATATGTTCTTCTTTGAAAGACGCAATGTGTCTTAGTCAGTTTGGTTATAACCTTGAGGTTATTGCTCCTGACTCAGAGAATACAGTAATTAAACCCTATATAATTCAAAATCTTAAGGATAAGTATAAAAAAGTTATAACTTTGTTTGATAATGATACAGCAGGTAGTAAGGCCATAGATAGATATAAAGAACTATATCAGATCAACGGCTTTGCATTAGATAGTTGTAAAGATTTATCAGATGCTGTTAAAGAACATGGTTTTGATGCAGTGCATAGCATGCTCAAACCTTTATTAATTAAAAACTTAAGACAATGAAATGGTTTATACCGGGGAATGTACCCTCAAGTAAGAATGGTAGAAGGTGGACTGGTAAATATTTTATATCAAGTAAAACTGTTATGAAGTATAGAAAGGACACTACTAAACATTATCAGAAGCATGCAGCTTCTTTTGCAAAAGAGTTAGCAAAGCATGATCTTCCTGTTACAATATCATTTAAATTTTATAGAGGTACACGGCACAAGTTTGATTATATAAATCCTGCACAAACAGTTCAAGATGACATGGTAAAACATGGGTGGATTGAAGATGATAACATGACATTTATGTTACCACATTTTGAAGAGTATGTGTATGATAAAGAAAATCCAGGTGTTGAAATTAAAATAATTAAAAATGGAAAATCTAACAATAAAACAAAAACTAAAATTAAGAGAACTAAAAGATCTAGGAATAGTAAGAGTTCAGATACATTATAGTGGGGGTGGTGATGATGGTTGTATTGATAGCACTGATGCATATATATTAGATGAAAAAGGTAAAGAAAAATGGGACAAAGATATTGTTCCTGATGATTTTCTTGGTATGTTTGAAGAAGCACTTTATCATTTTATAAGTAGAAATGTTGAGTGGGACTGGGTTAATAATGATGGTGGTTATGGAAGTTTAGAAATTAATGTTGATACAGGAGAATTAACTATTCATCACACTCAAAGACATACTGAAAACTATGAATATTCTGTAGATGATAATCCTATTACTGAAGCTTTAGCATAATGGCTCATCCATTACTGCATTCTAAATCTTCTGCAAGAAAGTTTGGAGGTAAACCTGAAGATTATATTCACATCCATGATTGGATGGATGAAACTAAAAGTTGGTTAGGTTCTTCTATGCACAGAATGTTTAGACATCACAGTGAAGGTATCTTTGCTTGTGAAGATAGATTTGGTAAATCATTTAAAAATTCAGATGGTAAAACTGTATATACTAGATATGTTGCAGAGCAGCATGTAAGGGAGGACTGTAATAATTATATTCCTACCGCAAAGGAATGGTTAGACATTCTTAATAGTAAAAAAACGCCTATATGGGCCTTAAAAACAATGAAAATAAATGATTGAATTAACTTTAGAATTATATTTACAAAATAAAAGATTAATAAAAGGTTCTGATGAAGATATGCAAATTGGTATATCTAATCTTATAAGCTTAAAAGTATCTGATGCTGTAATAATAGCAATAGCTAAATCATTAGATAGTAGTGATAGATTTAATTTTATAAGATCTTTTGTCAATGCAGAAAATTGGAATACAGAAGAAGAAATCATGGAAAGAACAACTGATCTTAGAGACAAGTGTAAACCTTGGAGTGATTTATTTCAAATTCTTAGAAAAGAATCTATTAGCAATATAGAGAAAAGAATAGTAGAATATGAAATAACTATGTTATACCTAGGTAGCATGAGTAGTAAGAATTTTGTAAAAAAAATTAATTTGGAATTAGCATGGTAAATATATCAGATATTCTTGCTAGAGCAAGTAAATCCTTAATCTTAGATGAGCCCTATTACGGGCTCTTTTTGATTGGATTAAACAAACAAATGCGTAAAGACATACCTACTGCAGGTGTGAGTAAAAATGGTATAGGTGTTCAACTATCTATTAACCCAGGTTTCTTTGCTGATCTTAATGAGAAACAAAGAATAGGATTATTAAAACATGAATTGTTGCATGTGTCTTTTGGACATATAACAATGAGAGATAGGTTTAGTAATCATAAACTATTTAATATTGCTGCAGATCTTGAGATTAATCAATATATAGCCGCTGATCAGTTACCTGAAGGTGGTTTAACTCTTGATACATTTCCAGAATTAAATCTTCCAAAGAAAGCTGGTACTATTAAGTACTATGAGTTACTTGAGCAAGAACAAAAATCTGGTAGTTGTCCATCTTTAGATTCTTTATTAGATCAAATGGATGGTGATAGTCAGTATTGTCATGGTACATGGAAAGAGTTTGAAGATCTTACAGAAGCTGAACAGAAGCTTGTAGAAAAGCAAGTACAGCATCAGATGAAAGAAACTGCAGAGCAAACTGAAAAGAGACGTGGTAATATACCAGGAGAACTTGCAGATCTTATTAGAAGACTTAGACATATTGAGCCTCCAAAGTTTGATTGGAAAGGATACTTAAGAAGATTTGTTGGTAATTCTAGCGTATCATATACTAAGAAGTTAAGACGTAAGTATAACAAAAGGTATGTAGAAAATCCGGGTCTTAAGATTAAGTTTAAGAATAATATACTAGTTGGTGTTGACACATCAGGATCAGTATCTAATTCTGAACTAAAAGAATTTATGAATGAGTTGGTGCATATGCATAAGACTGGTCACAAGATTACAGTTGCTCAATGTGATACACAATTAAATTCAGTAGAAGAGTTCAATCCAAGAAAGGATTGGGAGATCAAAGGTAGAGGTGGTACAAGCTTTCAACCTGTTATAGATCACTTTAATGAAAAGAAGGGGAAATACACAGCCCTTATATATTTAACAGATGGAGAAGCATATACTCCGGAGAACTGTCCACACAATACCTTATGGGTACATAGTTCTCGTTGCAATATTAATCAGGACTTACCAGGTCTTAAAATACAATTAAATTAAAATTATGGCACAAGTAAATTTAAACATTGATGAATTAAAAGGTTTTGTTAACCACATAGTAAAGAACAATAGGTTCTTACAAGAAGGAGGTAAAAATCCTGTAGCTGTTGAAGTAGTAGGTGAATCAGGTATTGGTAAAACTACAGCTGTATTACAGCTAGCAAAAGAGAACAATCTTAACTTTGTTAAGCTTAATCTTGCACAGATTGAGGAGTTGGGTGACCTTGTAGGTTTTCCAGTTCGTCAGTTTCAAATGTACAAAGAGAAGCAAGTAGCAAAAAAGATTGATGATCTTAATTATACTGCAGCACAGAAAGCTGCGGCTGCTGCACAAGTTAGTAATGCTGCTGTTACAAAGAAAGTTGGACAGTGGGTTGATGAGCTTGCAGTTGAGGAGTATCTTAGACAAGGTTGGAAGATGACTGGTAAGAATAGAATGTCTTACTGTGCACCTGAGTGGATTGCAGACAAGAAAGATGGAGGTATACTTCTTCTTGATGACTGGAACCGTGCAGATGTTAGATTCATACAAGCTGTTATGGAACTTGTAGATAGACAACAATATATCTCATGGTCTTTACCAAAAGACTGGCATATTATATTAACTAGTAATCCAGATAATGGAGACTACATGGTTAATAGTATTGACTCAGCACAAAAGACTAGATATATTACTGCTAATCTTAAGTTTGATGTGGAAGTATGGGCTCGTTGGGCAGAAGAAGAAGGTATTGATACTAGATGTATTAACTTCTTATTGTTACACCCGGAGCTTGTAACACAAGAGACTAATGCAAGATCTATTACAGCATTCTTTAATGCTATATCTAGCTTTGAATCTTTTGAAGACAACTTGTCTATGATCCAAATGATTGGTGAAGGTAGTGTAGGTGATGCATTTGCATCTATGTTTACTACATTTATTAATAATAAGCTTGACAAGCTTGTAACACCTAAAGATTTATTGACTCATGATAATGAGCAATATATTCTTGGTGAACTAAGAGGTTGTGTTGGTAAAGATGATACATATAGAGCAGACATTGCATCAACTCTGGCTACCAGATTGGCAAACTATTCTGTTGTATATTCTAAAGAAAACACTGTCTCACAAAAAATTACTGATAGATTAATTGCATTATGTACTAAAGATTACTTTACTGATGATCTTAAGTATCTTGTTGTGCGTACAATCTTTAACGGTAATAAATCTAAGTTTAATAAAATGATGATGAATCCTGAAATCATTAAAATGACCGTAAAATAATATGGCAAGAGCAATACACCAGGAGTTTAATCCTGATGCTATTGAACATTTCTCTATTGACTGTGACCCTTATGGGGTCATGGTTGATAGAAATGGTACAATAGAAACCGTTTATATTGATGAGTCAGATTATACTTCTAAAAAAATAGATGGTATTCTTGACAAAAATGATTGTGATGTTCAACCGGACATGACACTATATAAAAAAGCATTTGTACTTCCTAATTGTCCTGTTTCTACTGATAGAATTAAAGCTGCATTAAAAGAACATAGTATAAGTATTACTAAGGATCTTGATGCTGCTGATGTTATAATATCTCACGGATACCTTGGTACAACGACAGAAACATCTGATAATATTAATCATAATTATTTATTAAATACTATATATAACCATGATTCTATTGATGCTGGTTGTACAGAAGTAGATGATTATTGTGCAGCAAACGCAAGAGGTGGTGAATTAGCTAGAGTTATATACTGTAATAAAGTTGAAGAAGGATTTGTTGGTAATTACAAAGCAAATAGATTAGAGTTTCCTTATGATGCATATATGATCTCTGGTCTTGCAGTTAATGCTGCATATGCAGTTGAGATGGGTAAACCAATATTTGATGTAGAGAAAGTTATGCATCAGTCAGCTACTAAAATTAAATTAGATGAAAGACTTTTACAAGATCTAATATCTATGAAGAATAGTGGTTCTGGTGATGACTGGAATATGATAGGAGCTATACTACCTACCATTGATTATAGATATAATCACCATTTACTATGGACATTATCTTATGAACTGTATAGTAACATGTACATGTATAATAGGAATAAAGATGTTCAGTATTGGAAGAGGGCGTCTAAAATAGATGAGTATTATCATAGGTCTGCACTAGATCAAATCCAGTGGATGAAAGAAGAAGATACTCTTAACAAAGAATCTTTTAAGTATTTAGAATCTATTGTTAGAAAAGAAATAAGAATAGATAATAGAGACTTGTATGTATTTAAAGTAAGTGTTAAACCAGAATATAAAAAGTATTTAAAATGAAAAAGTTATATGAAATAGAAATAGCTGGAGGTACGCAAAGTGATTTTAGATTTATTGTAAAACACATGGGTTATTATGCTGGAGTTAGAGATTCTAATCGTTCTAGTAGTAAATTAGTTCAAAACTTAGTTGATTGTGAAGAACCTGATTCTGCATGGTTAACTGCTAATGTTGATAAAGTTTATAGATTACCACATCTACAATTATCTAGAGATAAATTATCTATACTACAAGAAAAATGTAATTTTAAAACTACACGTAATATAGATGATGCACAATTAGTTATTGTAGGTGATAAGACTATAGATAAATGTATAAAAATTTATTGGGGTGGTTCAGATCAAATGACTAATGACAAAAGAACTGAATTATTAGAAATTGTACGTAGTTCTAAAATATCTCAAGAGCATATAGATTCAGTAGCAAAAAAATTATTACATATTGAAAGTAATTCACATATTATGGTATCAAATGGTTATTACTATCATTCTACGCAAAATGTTTACACAGATTTGATAGAAAAATTTACCGGAAGTGTGCGTTCACAGTCACGTAATTATGTAGAATTTGTACCTATAGAAATGTATGAACATTACAATAACATAGTTAATTCTAATTATACATATGTTAGTGATGAACACATGAATAAGTTATGTACAGAAGATTCTATTATCATAGATAAAGAATCATTTAAAAATATACATAAACTTGTTACATCTCCAGATAAAGAAAATATTAGTGTTGGATTAAGTATGATGGCTAATTGTAATGAAGAAGCATCAAAAACATATCTTGCATTATTATTTGCATTTGATTCTGAGAATATGAAAGTATCTAATGTATGGAATACCGTTAACTTTAAATCTTTAAGAAAAGTATATGATAAATATATTAACTTATCATTGAGTCAATGGGGACATGCATATGATGTCTTAATTAAAAATATGTGTAAAGATAAATGTCTTACTATGTTTGCGTCAAGAGTAATTGCTAATACTATGTTTAAACGTGTATTATCTGGTTATTCTGGTGCAGGCACAAGAGAGAGTGTCTTTACATTAAATGCATCTGATCTAAAACTTAAACCGGAGTTTGCAGATCAACTTGTTAGTGATGTAGATACTAATTTGACAAATGTTATTAATGCTGGTAGCCATAATGATTTACCTTTTTAGTTTAGTGTGAATTTACCAGCGGTAGGAAAGTACGGGTTAGGTTATAATATCTTGTGGAAGCCCGTGCTTCTCTTACCATTAAAATTTTAATTATGAAAAAAGATCCAATAAAAGAAGAAGAATTTTACAACAAGGATTATAAGTTTAGTTATTCATCATTGAATAAACTATTGTTTAGTCCATCACTTTTTTATAAAGATTATATCCTTAAAGAAAGGGAAGAAAAGACAGATAAGCACCTTATTGAAGGCAAGCTATTACATCTGTTGTTATTACAACCTGAAAAACTACATGAAGAATTTTCTATTGTTCCTAATAAAGTACCATCTGAATCGTTGAGGAAGGTGTTAAAAGATATAACACTTCATACAGATGCAGATACACTTGCAGCTTGTGAAGATTTTGTTATACTAGACTCTTTAAAATCTATGAACTTATATCAATCACTTAAAGATGAATCTAAACGTTTAGCTAAGGTTCGTACTCCTGAATGTGAAGATTACTATGCATTTATGTGTGATACTAGTGGTAAAGATATTATAGATAATGACATGCTTGCAAAAGCAAAAGAAAGAGTAGATATTATTAAAGATAATAAAGATGTATCATCTTTACTTGAAGTATCTGTTACTGACTTTGAAATAGATCCTATTGAAGCATGGAATGAGAAATATTTAGAATGTGATTTAAAAGATTATAAATTTGGTCTTAAGGGTTATGTTGATAGATATGTTATTGATCATGAATCAAAAGAAATAACTATTATAGATTTTAAAACAACATCTAAAAGTTTAGATAAGTTTGCAGAGACAGTTGATTATTATAACTATTGGATGCAAGCAGTTATTTACATTACATTGGTGATAAAAAATTCTATTGAAGATGTAAGTAATTATAAAATTACTTTTAATTTTGTTGTCATAGATAACTATGATCAAGTATATATATTTGATGTTAGTGATAATACACTAAGAGAGTGGTATGATGGTTTTGAAGCAACATTAAAAGAAGCTAATTACCATTATGAAAAAAGAGATTATAGTTTACCATATGAATTTGCTAAAGGTAATGTAGTGTTATAGTGAAAGGACTGTATAAAGAATATTTTCAAAAAAGTAAAGTCTTTCTTTATCCTTTGTTAGGTATTAAGAAAGGGGTTAGGTTTGTTCCTGTACAAACATATGTCAGCTGGGGTGATAGCTACGCTGAGTATAGGAACAAACTAATCTGTCTTTATACATTAGACAAAGATAATATTGATGAATTTGAAATATTCAGTGAAATCTATTTAGAATCTTCAGAATATTATGTTGCTAAAGATAGATTTAGCATGTATAATTTTATTTTTATTTTTGATTTAAAACCTTATAGAGTTGATTACAAAAGATTTTTAAATGGTAAATATTCAAAAATGAGAAAAAAAACTAAAGAAACCATAATAGGTTTTTTTGGTGAGTATGGAAATACTGGTGAATACATAGAAAGTTATCTATATCCTGGTTACTACTGGGAAGACTATGCTATGTTATTAAATGTCAGTGAGGAAGATTTAAAAAAAGTTGGTGAGTTATGTAGTAAACCAGACTTTGATAAAGAAAACCTAACTGAAGACTTGGAAATTATAAAAAAAGAATTAAATTTGTAAAAAAAAAATAAAACTGATATGGCAAAGAAAACTAAAAAGCATGTAGAGGAAAACCCAAAGACTATGATGTTAATCAAGAGTGCATTTGGCTCTATGAAAAGTTTTAAATTGATTCCTATCCATAATGATTGTCCTTATGTAGAATGTTTATTCTCACCAAGTGAAAAAATTATGGTAGTAATCTCTAAATTTATGAAGCAAAGTTATCATATGGTTCCTAGACTAGATGATAATGGAGATCAAGTTCCTGTTAAAGGAAGACCAAGAGCAAATGGTAAAGATTTTAGAGAAGAAAGAAGAGCAATGGATACTTGTTCAGAGCACTATGTAGTTACTGAAGAAGAGATCAGAGAGTTAATTCAAATGTTTGCTGTAAATCCAGATGCATTTGACTTAGATGAGTTTTTCTTAGAAGAAAGTAATATAGTTGGTGGTTCAGCTGAGAAACCAATAATTGCTGCTGTATAATTTATTAACCCCAAATTTGAGGGAGCTACGGCTCCCTTTTTTTTGCACTAAATTTTAAAACATGACTGGATTAGCAATATTAATAGGTATTTATATAATATTTAGATTAGCAAAACATGCTCTTCATCAAGGTAGAAGAATAGAAGAACAAAAAAAGTTAATTGAAAATATGACTAAATGGGAAGAAAAAAATAAAAAAGATAAATCATGAACCATTGGATAATGGACTATGAGACTTTGTCAAATTGTTTTGTTGGTGTATTTAAACACTATAAAACTGATGAGACACATATATTCTCTGTATGTTCATTACAGAATGATTATGATAAGTTCATAGACTTCCTAAAACAAAACATAGAAAATAGAGAGTGGCATATATCCTATAATGGACTAGCGTTTGATGCCCAAATAACTCACAATATAATTAAAAACCATGAAAACCTGAAGCTCATGGATGGAGAAAGCATAGCAGAAGAGATTTATACATATGCTCAATCCTGTATTGATAGATCTAATAAAAATGAGTTTCAAGAGTTTCCAGAATGGCATATGTCTATTAAACAAATAGATGTATACAAACTTAATCATTGGGACAATATGGCTAAAAGGTCTAGTCTTAAATGGATTCAATATAGTATGGATTGGGATAATATGGTTGATATGCCATTGCCTCATGATACAAATATAACAACTAAACAACAGCTTGATATGATTGTTGGTTATTGTATTAATGATGTTGACTCAACCAAAGAAATATTTAATCAATGTAAACCTTTGATTGCTTTGCGTAAAAATCTGACTGATCAGTATGGTATTAATTTATACAGTGCATCAGAGCCAAGGATTAGTAAAGAGTTATTTGCATATTATCTTGGAAAAGAACTTGGTATACCTAAGTATGAATTAAAAAAACTTAGAACATATAGAAATGTTATTAAGGTAAAAGATATTATACTAGACTATATTGAGTTTGCAACACCAGAGTTTAATAATCTTCTTGACAAATTTAAAACTGTAGAGATAAATCCAAACTTTACTAAAGGTGGATTTAAATATTCAGTTATATACAAGGATGTTAAAACAGACTTTGGCTTGGGTGGTGCACATGGTTGTAACAAACCGGGTGTTTATGAATCAGATGAAGATAATATTATTATGTCTTCAGATGTTGCCAGTTTCTATCCTAACCTTGCAATTAAAAATAAGATTGCACCTGCACACTTAGATAAGAAAGCATTTTGTGATCTGTATGAGTGGTTCTTTACAGAGAGAAAAAAGATTCCTAAGAGTAATCCTATGAACTATGTATATAAAATTATACTTAACAGTACATATGGTCTTAGTAATGACAAGAACTCTTTCCTGTATGATCCGCAGTTTACTATGTTTATTACTATTAATGGTCAACTTACGCTGATGATGTTATATGAAATGATCTGTGAAGCTATTCCAGAAGCCATTCCATTGATGCAAAATACAGATGGTGTTGAGACAGTAATACCTAGATCTAAAAAGCAAATATACTTAGATGTATGTAAGAAGTGGGAAGAGATAACTAGTTTAGCTCTTGAGCACGGTACATATTCTAAACTTGTTCTTGCTGATGTTAATAATTATATTGCAGTGGATGAAGATGGTAAAGCTAAATGTAAGGGACGTTTTGAATTTGAAGGGTTAGCTCTTCATAAAAACAAATCTAAACTAATCATTCCAAAAGCATTGTATGCATATTTTGTTAATGGAACTTTACCAGAAGAGACACTTAAGAATAATAATAATATACTTGATTATTGTATTGGCGGTAAATCAAAAGGTAATTGGCAGCAAGTTGCTAGATCTATAGAACATAACCAACCTGTAGAATATAAACTACAGAAAATAAATAGATATTATATCTCTAACAGTGGTTGTAAAATAATCAAAGTCAATAAAAATGACAGAAGAGAAATACAACTAGAAGCAGGTAGATGGATGCAAACTATTATGAATGATATAGAGCACAAAGAATGGGCTTTATATGATATTAATGAAAAGTATTATCTAGATGCTATTGAAAAAGAAATCAATAATATCATTGGAATACAGAGCAATCAACTCTTGTTATTCTAATACAAAATCAGTATATTTGAACTTAAAATTTTAAAAAATGGGATACAAAAAACCAACTAGTTGCAGTGCAGATCATCTGGCTGCAGCTAAGTTCCCAAATCATGGGAGCACATATACAGTAATACGTCACAAATTTCTTATTGATGCTAGCAGAAGCTTATTAAAAACACATGGTTTTGATATTGTCAATGAAGAGTATAAAGCTACAGGAGATTGTAATATAGCACAAGGTATTTATCATATCAAGTCACAAAAAGATCCTGAGTTAGGTATGATGTTTGCCTGGACCAATAGTTATAATAAACAAATTAGATTTCAATGTGGTATTGGAGCCTACGTATTTGTTTGTAATAACGGAATGGTAGCAGGTGACATGTCAACCTATGCAAGAAAACATACAGGTAATGCTGACTCTGAAGCATTCAATCAAATAATGTCACAAATAAAAAATGCTAATAAACATTATACAAAGCTTATCAATGATAAGGATTCAATGAAGAATGTTACTATGTCTAATAAAGAGCAGGCAGAACTAGTGGGACGTTTATTTATTGAGGAAGAGTTAGTAGATAGCAGTCAAGTTTCTTGCATCAAAAAAGAGATGAGTAAACCATCATATCAATATGGTGTTGGACAAGACACAGCATGGGCATTTTATAATCATGTTACACATGCATTAAAGATGTCACATCCTAGGTCTTGGATGTCTGATCAACAAAAGTTTCATGAATTTATGATTGCAGAATGCTTAAGTCAATCTACAATACAAACTACTGATACAAATAATGTTGAGTCAGATCCAATAGATCCTAATCAACTTACAATTGATCAGCAGATAGCTGAAGTAGATGCTGGAGAATATACTTCTGAACTACCAGTTGAGCCAGAAGAGGCCGGTTTTATTGAGGTTGATGAAGAAACCTTTGATTTTGAAATGTAATCTGAGTCATGTCAGATAGTGTTGAGAGTTCTGTATAGACTTTTTGTAATTTTCCTATACAGACTCTCTTCACTTTAATATTATATTATATGAAATTAATAACAACACATCCAATTAAAAAATCTGATTTAGGTTTTCATGCTAATCTATTTGGAGGAAAACTTTTAGCTTGGTTAGACGCAGCAGGTGCAGCATATGCTATGCAAGTATGTGATACACCGCGTATGGTTACAGTAATGATAGATAAATGTATATTTAAAAAACCTGCAAAAGAAGGACAACTTATAAAAATATATGGTAAAGTTGTACATATTGGTAATACTTCTATTACATTTTATTTAGAAGCAAGAGTACACAATGTATATTCAGGTGATCAATCTGTTATACTATCAACTAATATAAGATTTGTTAGAATAGATGAAAACAATGATCCTATACCAATATCAGATAAAGTAAAAAAACAATATGCAATATAATGGAAATAGAAGAAATACAAGAAAAATTTATTAATAAATTAAAACCTTCAGGCTGGTATGAGACAGATATATGGAACTTAATCCATTCCCCACAGTTTAGAAGGCCTATAGAAACACTTATGTCAGAAGTAAGTGATGGTAAAAAGTTTACACCTAAATTTAAAGATCTATTAAAAGCATATGAGCTATGCAATTATAATGATCTTAAGGTTGTAATTGTTGGACAAGATCCATATCCACAGGCAGATGTTGCTGACGGAATAGCATTTAGTTGTTCTAAGACTAATAAAGAACAGCCATCATTAAGATATATTTTTGATGAACTTCAGACACAGTATCCAGATGCAACTAGAGATTGTGATCTAAGTAGATGGTCTAAGCAAGGCGTGCTTATGTTAAATACTGCACTGACATGTGAAGTAGATAATATTGGCGCACATGTTAAGACATGGAAAGGTTGGACAGAGTTTATATTTAGTAATGTTTTAAATGATTATTCTAAAGTTATTGATTTTGTATTTATGGGTGCTAAGGCAAAACCATTTGCAAATATGATTTCTAATGACCATAAAAAACATTTTGTAATTCATCCTGCAGCTGCTGCATACCGTGGTGGTAAGTGGGATAGTGATAACTTATTTAAGAAGATAAATGAAAATCTCAAAGAAAGAGGAGAAGAAGAAATCCAATGGTAAGAAAAAAGTTACAAAACCTAAATCTAAAGAAAAAGAAAAAGATAAAGGTAAAGAGTGTGACCTCATCTTCATCTATTGGCAGTAATATTGTAGTTATATGGCCAAGTTAAAATATCAAAAAACAAAAACTTTAGTTACTAAGACAAATAACAATAGCTCTGATTGCATTGCACCAAATATAATCTATGGATGTTTTGGTGGTTGTGTAGACACCTATTGTTATATGTCAAGGTATAATGGACACAGAGTATTTGTCAATGAGAATGTTGACCAGATATTTAACTCTGTAGTTGAATGGGAAAAAACTTATAATAAAGTTCCTAATCAACAAGATCCTGTATATACAATGGTAGACATTGCATGCAATTCAGACTTAGTTTTGATGCAGAAGCATGTACCAGGGACACTTCATAATTATCTTAAGATGTATGATGATCACCCACAACTTAATAGCACTATGGCTACTAAGTATCCAGGTTTATTAAAGCTTGATGTAAATCACTTTAATAAAAGGCCACGTGTGCGTGTTAGTCTTATGCCACAAAAGTATTCAGATGTTCTTGAGCCAAAGATGCAGAAGATACTATCTAGGATTCATGATGTCAATAGACTAAAAGATCTTGGATGGGAAGTTCATCTTAATTATTCTCCACTTGTATTTTATCCAGGTTGGCGTGATGAGTATGATACACTATTTAAACTTGTAAAGAAATACGCAGGTGAAAATAAATGTGAAGTTATTGCACTTACTAATCATGTTAATCAAATGAATAAAGCAAGTGAAGAGGCACGGGAATACATGAAGTATTCAAATGAAGTAAAAAATTATAGTGGAGTCATGAGATACCCACTTAGACAAAAGACAAAGTTACTTAGTGACTTTAAGAGCATCTATGGTAAATATTTTAATTTATCTACCATAAGATATATTTTTTAATTATTAATCTTTAAATTTGTAAACATGAATGACAATTTAAAACCAATGGAAATGGAAGAGCCTAATCTTTCAAATGTAAAATTAGATCAAGAACCAAACATTGAAAATGTTAATCTTGATGAGGATAGTATTATTAGAAAACATGCAGAGACAATAGTCAACGCTGACAAGAATAATGAATCAAACTAATTTTAAAAAACTTTTAAAAGCTAGATTTAAAAAGATTGAGGATACTTTTACTGTCAAACAGAAAGAGTATGCTAATGATATTGATGTATTTGAGAATATAAAAAATGGTGTTGGAGTGTCTGTATTTACTACAGAACCTGAGCAAGTAGCATGGAACTATGCTGCAAAGCATCTTGAATCAATTATATCAATGTTAGAAAAGTTACCAGAAGAAGAACCTTCTGAGGAACTGATTAATGAAAAAATAGGAGATGCCATAAACTATTTAATTATTATAGAAGGGCTTTTAAAAGAAAGAAAGTAGATATAAAACCAACGTTTATATTTACTGTAAAGGGGCTAGCAGGTTTATTCCATTTCCTGCTAGTCTTTTTTTTTATGATTTCCAGAACCTACCTGTAGTTTGTAATCTTAGGTTAGTAATAGCACCTGATGCAGATCCTGCTGTTACAGTATATTGATAACCTATAAAAAATAAATCACCTACTGAAAGTGTTATATTAGTAGTTTGTGCATTTGTTTGCACTCTATTTGCTGTTGTATTAAAATCTACATCACCTAATATTTGTGTTGTATAATTAAAAGTACTGTCTCCAGCAGATGGACTATATCTATATAATATAGCTTTTACTTGACCTCCAGTACCTAAAGCAGCAATGTCTGCATCTGTCATATTAGCCATTGATAAAGTATACCAACTTACTCTATCCCATGCAGTTGTTGCTCTCTCAAGGTTAGTTTGCCATTTAAAAGCTTCATCTGATGGATATGATCCTGGACTAACTGAAGATCCTATATTCTTACCTGTATAAAATCCTGAACCACGGTCTTCTAATATAGGAAACAAGTATGGATCTCTCATGTCCCATGATGCTAGAAATAAATTATGATTATTTATTTGATGATATACATTAGGAACAGATGCATCTATAGTAACTTGTGTTGCACTGTTTCTTGTTAAAGTAATGTTTGTACCTTCAGTTAAATTAACTGTAGAGTCAGATCCAGAAGCAGCATCTAAAAGTAAAGGAACATTGGAACCTGCTTTTGCACTTGCTTCTAAAGTATAAGTATCTCCGCCACCTCCAGAACAACATGTTCCATAAGCTATTGTACAAGAAGCAAACTCATGTACAAAATCATTATCACCTTGTAAAGGAGCTACAACTTTTTTAATTACTTCATTAGAAGGATGAGTATTAAGCTCACGTATACCTTCCATTAATATTACTTGTGCTCTATCAGCAGTAATTGTTGTAGGATTAAGAGTTATTGTTATTGTATCTTTAGCATTGACATCTCTGGCACCTTTCATATAAATAATTAACTGATTGGTACCTTTACCAAAACCTAAAATATCATTTTGACTATACAGTTGTGTTTCACTTGCTGTACCATCATAAAATGATAAAACATAACCACCCCTAATAGGAGGCATTGCTATTTGTGGTCCTGGATTATATATAGGCATACTTATAAAATTATCTGCCCTGACCTACATATTGTTTTTTATAGTTCTGAGCTCCTTTACTTTTACTAGTTTTGGTCTTAGCATGTACTCCAGGTCTTTTCTTTTTCTTATTACCTGTAAATACATATACGTTTACTTTCCTAGCCATAATTTATTTTCTAGTTTTTTTAGGATCCATTGATGTTCCATATCTTGCGTAACCCATATTGTTACGTACTGATCTAGATAATTGTCTTAAACCAGCACCTTCTTTACCAGGAGGTACTTCTTTAAGTTCTTTTCCTTTTTGAGCTTTATCTTTTGCTCTTCTTGCTGATGGTGCAGCTCCATAAGCTCCTCCAGCTCCGTAAGTTACAAGGCCATTTTTACTTTTAAAGCCTCCTTTAATGTGCATTGGCATAATTTCTAATTTTTAATAGTTATTTTTTCTTTACTTTCTCCACAGAACGGCCACCAAAATAAGCACCTATTACTGTTATTAATACTAGTTGCAGTAGATCAGTCCACTTCTCTTCTACAACAAAGCTTATTGCACCTGCGTCAATAAAAATAAGTAGCATAGTGCAAACAATTAAAAATATAAGAACCATTGGTCTTACATTCTTAGATAACCAAGAGTCAGATGCCATATCAGCATTCCAACGTTCAGTTATTTGTTTATCCATCTCAGCTTCATGCTTCAGGATTAATTCTTTTAGTTTTCTTTTAGCTTCTAGCTTTTCTTCTTTGGATGTAGTTAGGTTATCTAGAACCCCACCAACTGATTCAACCAGTTCTCCTGCACCTCCGCTAAATATTTTTCCTAGTATACTCATATTATAATACTCTATTTGGGCCCATTTCCATTCCATATGGACAACCACATCCTTGTACTTGTCCTCCTTCAGCCTTCTTAAAACTTTTTAATGTCTTTGCTAAGTTACATCTTTGCTTTGCTAATGTAGATGGTGGATTTTGACAATACTGAGATATACTCATACCTTTTGCTTTAGCAGCAGCGGTAAGAGATCCCGGTTTTTTTATTGCTCCTTTAATCCAGTTTTTAGACATTACTCACATTTATCAGCATGTGAACCATCACAGTTTCCATCAGGATCTTGTGTTTTACCACATGCACATTTCTTAGCCATGTATTTGTCAAATGCTCCTGACTTAACTACATCAGCAAATAATTTAAATTGTTCTTTAGTGAAAGATGTATATCCTTCTTCATCACCACCTACTACAACTGTATCTGACTCAGCAGAAATATCAATAGCAGGGCATGATTTGCAGTTAGCACAAAAAGTCATCTGAGCTCTTCCTTCAGAAACTTCTACATTTTTTAGGCCGTTAAATTCTTTTAAACTCATTGGTTTATTCTTTTAAATTGTTACAGTTCAAATCCTAAGTTAAAGATCATAAATCTAAACTTTGCACAATAAGCTTTTTTGTTCTCACATACTTCACATGGACAAAACATAACTTCTAATACAGTTAGTTTACCAATTCTTACATTGATCTCATACTTCTCTTTTTTATTTCCTGATTTCCAGGAATTAATCCAATTAATCATATTAAATTATTTTATGGTTATATTATAATATACAAAAAAAATATCAGAATATCACGTAATTGACACCCAATTTAAAGTCATGCCATTGTCTATTCCAATACTTATTGTACTTACCTTCTAAGAAAAAACCAAGATGCTTACTAGCTCTCCATCCAAAAATTAAACCACCAGAGTAGTCTGTCCATTGTCCTCCGTGGAATGTATGATAAGAATACTCTCCTCCCGCATCATAGTGATAAGGCATTATGTTTCCCCAGGTATGTACCCAAAAGTCTTTTGTAAAATGGTAATAGTCCAACCCTATTACTAGAGAATGGTTCCACTGTGTTGGTAACTCATTTCTTTTCTTTTCTACATAGTTGGATAGTACTTCAGGGATCACCACAGCTTCCCATACCTGGGTGTTTTCTGCTACAACGTTCCCATTAGGATTAAGATAGGTTACTCCGCCTGAGCCATCAAATTCTACATTATACCCTTCTTCTAAAGCAAGGTTTGTGTAGTGTATGTCTCCTGTAGATAGCACCCACTCTTCTAGTGGATCGTATCCATATGGTTCAGACAGTCTTTGTACTGCACCTATATTCAATGAAAACTTATTGTTGAACTTTTGTCTATACCTTTGTGATGACTCGTAATACTTAATATCCGCAAAACCATCCTGGACATATTCTACCTTTGCTATCCATCTGTTAGCTACATATCTTAAGAAGTGCTGTTGATTGAGAAAGTCGGTACCTTGTTGTCTAGCGTAATCTAATTCAAAAAGAAACTCAAAACCTCTTACTTTACCTAACGTTGCTGCATCACTGTATGATTTTTCACTACCATCATAAAATGTATTAGCTCTATTCTCGTATCCAAATCTAGCAATCTTTCTAATACCAACTGACATTGAATAGTCAAATGGAGTCTCTATTGTTTCTTTTTCTAATCCATTCGTAACTGAAAATACATCAACATCTGAAATAGAGTTGTTACCATTGATAGCACCGTAAAAAGTAGCAAACTTAAATGTTTTTTTAAGGCTGCTTTTAAAATTACTTTCCTGACTAAAAGCAGAAGTTGTTCCTATTAAGAACATTACAATCATTACTAAAACATATATAACTGGTGTTATATCTATTGTCTTCCTCATTGTTTTATAATTTTATTGAAGTATTGTTTATCATTAACATTTACTATAATATTATATAGACCATCTGCATAGTCTGATAAATCTATTACTTGTGGATTAAGCTCATCAATTATAGTTTTTCCACTCATATCTAAAACCTTTAATTGTATTTCTAATCTTGTAGATATTCTTACAATTCCAGTTGTTGGGTTAGGGTATATTACAACACCTATTACTGATAAATCATCTATATTTGTAGGCCATCCAAGTTGACAATAATCATACATTGTTTGACATGATGCATCCCATGCATTTTCACAGCAATAAACATCTACATCAATTACCCATGCATAACATCCATCATTTAACCAATAAGGATTACCTGGACCATCAATACAACCAGCACTATATAAACAAGAAGCTGAGTCATTAACATTTGCTAAAGGTTCATAGTTCCACGCACCTTGATCCATACACCCTGTAACCACTTCAATACACGTGCCGTTGTCAGTATTAGCCAACGGATCATAATTAAGGGCAGTACTATCAGTACAACCATAAATGTAAGCAATACAACTAAAGTCTTCTGTATTAGCTTGTGGATTGTAGTTGAGCATGCTTGGATCAGTACAACCATAAATAAAAGGAATGCAATTATTGTCATCTGTATTTGCTAAAGGATTAAAATTAAACATAGTAGAATCCATACAACCAAACACAAAAGGTTCACAAGAACCATTATCTACATTGGCTAAAGGATTATAGTTAAAAGCAGAAGCATCTGTACAACCATATACTATATCAATACAACTTGAGTCATCTACATTTGCTAGGGGATTGTAATTAAATGCATTAGGGTCTGTACACCCTGGCACTGGTAATACACAAGAACCATCATCTGTATTAGCAGTTGAATCATAATTAAGTGCAATAGGATTTGTACAACCATCAACAACTGGTATACATGTTGAGTCATCAACATTAGCATTAGGATTATAGTTAAATGCTAAAGGATTCATACATCCTTCTACTATTGCTACACATGATCCTGGTATCTCTACGTTTGCTAGCGGATCATAGTTAAGAGCTGTTGAGTCCATGCATCCTGCAACAATTAAAGTTACACATGATCCATCATCATAATCAGCAGCTGTATCATATTCTAAATATAGTGGGTTCATACATCCTGCCACATAGTAACAAGAGCTATCATCTGTATTAGCCTCATCATAATAGTTTAAAGCTAGGCTATCTGTACACCCAAATATCTTTTCTATACACGTATTACCACAATTAGTAATAAAAGAATATGGAAACAAAGGTTGTATAAATGGAGGTTGAACACTAATTAATGTATCACCCTCTGGATTAAGTAAAGTAAACCCACACTCTATAGTAGTTAGTGCAGCCTGTGGAGATATTTGAAACCTAAACGTAGCAGGATCCGGAGCATCTATTGTAAATTGGTATTCATCATTGAAACCACCTGTGTGAGTAAAATTAAAAGACGTATCAGGCAACTCTAATTCTAAATTTGAACCAACCCAACCATTACCCATTAGATCATGCAGTATTAGTGTAAACTCACATTGTGGAACTAGGTCCATTGTGTTAGCTGTAGAATCATAATTAAATGCATCTGGATCAATGCACCCAAATACTTTTAATGTTTGACAGCTACCATCATCAGTATCTGCAAACGGATTCCATTCTACATAATCATCATCTGTACACCCATATATAGGAGGGCATTCACTTATAGTAAAGACATGTGTTGTGTCTGTACCAAAAGCCGGATCTGTACCATATACTAACGTATCACCACATTGTTTAACAAAATAAGATCCATCTTGACCTTGCCAAAGTGAACCATTTAAACCATCTCCATAAGAATCAAATATTGTAAAATTTAATACAGTTTGTGGTAAACATACAGGAACAACAACAGTTCCATAATCTGGTTGTGAACCATAACCACTACCTGATGCTACTACAAAACCTAAAGTATCAGTAATCTCCCAGGACGTTTCTGATTGATACTGATCTAAATTAATTATAACTACTGCAGGTAAGCATGGTGGAGGTGGAGGTCCGTTTGGTAGACATGGACCCAGATTAAAGTTTATTATTTCTGTGGCAAAGTAATTTGTAGGTGAAGATATAAATTCTACTATTGTATCTTGACAATTATTCCATGTTCTAAAATAACCTTGTTGACCAGTATCTTGCCATCCGTCTCCATATTGATCTAATAAAATAGCCGTAAGTGGTTGTGCGTTTATAAATAAAGTATCTAATAAATATTCACTTTGCACTGTAGGTTGATGATGATACACAGTATCACCTTGGGCATCTGTAATATAAAATTGAGATTCTGCAGGTCCCCATGAATCATATTGTGCTTCTATGACAATATAAGAATTTTGTGATAATGCAAAGCTAGATAATAATATTAATAGTGGAAATAAAAGTTTTTTCATATTAAAAATCACTCATTATAAGTTCGTCAATAAATTCTTGTATCTCTTCTCTAGTAGCCTTCATTGTAAATGATATATCTGCTTGGTATCTTTTTACCTCTTCACCATCTTTAAAAATAATTATAGTAGGTACTACAACTATTTCATGTTTTTGTTGGGCTTTAGGATCTTCAGCTATACATACATCTTTTACTTTATCAACATCAGATAATTTTTTTAGCCAAGTTACTTTGTTTGCATCATTCCAATTTGCATTGTACTGTACAACAGTTACTTGACCAAATGATTGCTGTGAAAATAAAATACAAACTAGCAATAAAAGGTAGATCCCAAATATCTTCCAAACAGAATTTTTCATATTAATTGAATACTCCGTACTCTATAGTAGTAGTACCAGATGAAGTTTGATATACTGTAATATTAGCAGTATCAGCTTTCCATGGAAATAGAGCAAATGTACCTACTGGCAATGCTACTTCAAACTCATCATCATTACTAGTGTTACCTATCAAAGATATTCTAAGTGGTTGACCTGTTACATTTTTAAGATATACATATGTACTTCCTGTTGCAGATGCTGCAGTATAATCTGCATGAGCTAATAAAACTGCTTTACTAGATTTTTCTGCAGTTGTAGTAGTTCTTACAATACCTCCTGTAGTAACACTAGCAGCTTTCAAAAGATTTAAAGAAATTGCATTAGTTGTTAAACCGGTACTTGCAATATCTGCTGTTATATTTAATGTTGCCATAATTTCTAAATATTTTTTTAATTATTATTGATATATTCCAAACTCTACAATAAGACCTGCAGAAGCACCCCATGCTAAAATATTTTTATCAGTGGTTCTAGTTGTTCCTGCCCAAGGTATTAAAGCCCAATCACCACCTTTTAGTATGATTGGTGTTGCTGATGTTTCATCAACTGATACATAAATTCTATCATTACCAGATGAAACAGGAGTAGCTGGATTATGAATCCATACATAAGCTCCTTCTGTATATTTTGTAGCTGATACAAGTTCTGTTGCACTTGAATGTGCAGTTGTATCAAGTACAATACGTAATACACCACCTGATGTACAACTAGCTAGATCTTTACTTGTTGAAAGATTCAGAGCGTCAGTAGTTAAGTCTGTTGAACCTAACGTTAATTTAAAATTTGCACTTGCCATTTTTTATTTAATTTAAAGTTAATTATTATCTTAGTTTATCTATTTTTTCTTCTATACGTTTGATGTCATCTTTAATTTCTTCAACATCATCTGCAGTATTTTGTATTGTTAGTCTAATATTTTTATCTTTCATATCAAACTCCATACGTGTAACATCTGGCGGTGGTGGTACAGGAAGTTCTTTTGCTTCTTCTATATCTGCCTGTAATGCAAACCACATGCCTATTACTGTTGACAGAGCAATAGCAATAGCTATTAAAGTTTTTACACTAACCTTAAATGATGTATCTTCATTTAACTCTTTTGCCATAACTACCTTCTTTTACTGAATCTACCTCCTGGCAAACACTTACCTTTTTTTCCCATTCCTCCTCCATGTCTAAAGGTTGTTCCTTGACCTTGTGACATTACTACATTTACTCTAGGTTTTCTACTATTTGAGCCACCTTTTCTTTTAGGAGAATTTACAGGTCCTACAGGTTTCTTTGTTGTTCTAGCACTATTAATCAAATCCATTTTTTCAATTTGAACCTGTTGTAATTGATTTTGCTGTTGTAACAACATATTTTGCATCTGCATCTGTTGCATCATTGCTGCCATTTGTTGTTGTCTCATGGCATTTTCTAACATTGTTTGTTCAACTATTTGATTTTGTGTACGTAAAGCCTGAGCTTCTCCAGAAGATTGAATAGTAGGTTTTTCATTCATTGATTGCATCTGAGGTGGTACTGGATTCATTGGTGTTTCTTTACCATCCTGAGCATACATTCCTGGTACTCTTTTACCACCGTATCTATATCTTTTATATCTAGCCATAATTTTAATTTTTTATCTTGTACCTCTACTTGATGATGTTCCAGGATTTCTAGAACCTCTTGTTCTTGTTGCTACTTTTTTACTTGCTTTCTTTTTACCTAATGAAGTAAAGAACTTTTGAAGATCTCTTTGATATTGATTAGTTCTTGTAGTATTTGTAGCTGTATCTGTATTTCTTTGTGCAACAGCTGTATTATAATCAGTTAAATTTCTATTATATGATTGTAAATCTGATTGATATGTATTATACCTAGATATTGCATTTGTTAAAGTAGCTACATCAGTTCTATAACTTGGATGTCTAGTATCCCAACGGCCAGATCTACTATCATATGATGCTGGTCTATATCTAGAAATATGTGCTTCACTTGGACTATCTAATGTACCAGGATTGCTAACTACAGTTGGTGCTGTAGGTGCGTCACCAGGATCTGTAATTTGTAACAATAACTTCTCTGGCATTGTTGTTCTATTTGGAGATTTTGTACCCCTTGTTCTGTACTCTCCAGATGTTTTTGAAACATCTATTCTTTCTTGTACTGGTAAAATGCTAGTTATTGGAGTTGAAGATCCATACAATGATGCTAATGCTTCTCCAGTCCTTGCTGAGTGTTCTGCCATTCGTTTTTTATCTGCCATAATTATATTTTTTTAAGACGTTCATTTTCTGCTTCAAGAAATTTAACTTTCTCACGTAGAGTTGCTACCTCTTCTGTTAATTTAATTACACATAATCTTAGATCATCTTTTTCTTTAGATGACTCAGTTAAAAGAACTTCTAACCTATTTACTCTTTTCTTTAGATCTTCTTTGTATTCTTCTTTTAAATCCATACTTTTGCTTTTTAATGCTAGTCTGGATTTGTAAAATTTAAACGCTTCACTACTACCTAGCACAGTCAATGCTGTAATAATAATAGTGCCTAATAGATTCCAATCCATGATTTATGTATAAATATTAATATCTACCATTTTACTATGGTACACTTATAATATACAAAAAATAATAATAAAACTAAAATAATATGAAGATTAAAAGACATCAAATACTTTTTCAATTTTTACCCAAAACATGCCTGTTTGGTATGTCTATATCACAATATGAAACAAAGGTAGATGAATCAGAAGAATGGGTTCCTGCTTTTAACATTGAACTAGGTCTCATTTTTTTCAAAGTTTCTTATGTAAATATTTCTATATCATAATATAAATTGGTATATTATTACTACCCCTTAATCACAGGGGGTTTTTTATCTAAATTGTTTAACATCTTAAAAAAAATGACATGAATTTAAATAACCAAATTCTGAGTGACATTACTGTCCATATGAAATACGCTAAGTACATTCCTGAATTAAAAAGAAGGGAGACTTGGGAAGAGCTTGTTACAAGAAACAAAGCTATGCATATTAAAACTTATCCTGCTCTTAAAGAAGAAATAGAGGATGTATACAAATTTGTATATGATAAAAAAATATTACCTTCTATGAGGTCTATGCAATTTGGTGGCAAGCCTATTGAAATTAGTCCTAATAGAATATATAATTGTGCTTACCTTCCTATAGATAGTCTAGAGTCTTTTAGTGAGTGTATGTTCCTACTTCTTGGTGGAACTGGTGTTGGTTATTCTGTTCAAAGACATCATGTAGCAAAACTACCTCCTATTAATAAACCTTATAAAAAAAGAACCAAAAGATACTTGATAGGTGATAGTATAGAAGGTTGGGCTGACGCAGTCAAAGTTCTAGTTAAGTCTTACCTAAATGGTAGATCATCTAAAATTGTATTTGATTTCTCTGATATTAGACCTAAAGGTGCTAGACTTGTTACATCAGGTGGTAAAGCTCCTGGTCCTCAACCACTTAAAGAATGCTTACTAAAGGTAGAAGGTATACTAAATGCAAAAGAAGATGGTGATCAATTAAGCACACTTGAAGTACATGATATAGTATGTTATATTGCAGATGCAGTTCTTGCGGGTGGTATTAGACGTGCTGCTCTTATTAGTTTATTTAGTGCTGATGATAGTGAAATGATTGCATGTAAATCAGGTGCATGGTGGGAACTAAACCCACAACGTGGTAGAGCTAATAACTCTGCTGTATTAATGAGACATAAAATAACTAAGTCTTTCTTTATGGACTTATGGAAACGTGTTGAATTATCTGGAGCAGGTGAACCGGGTATATACTTTAATAATGATAAAGATTGGGGTACTAATCCATGTTGTGAAATAGCACTAAGACCATTTCAGTTTTGTAATCTTTGTGAGGTTAATGTATCTACTATAGATTCACAAGAAGATCTAAATGAAAGAGTTAAGGCTGCTTCATTTATTGGAACACTTCAAGCTGGATATACAGACTTTCATTACCTTAGACCGGTATGGAAAGAGACTACAGAAAAAGATGCACTTATTGGTGTCTCTATGACTGGTATTGGTTCCGGTAGAATATTAGGTTATAACATGGAAGAAGCTGCTGAAATTGTTAAGAAAGAAAATGCACGTGTTGCTAAAGCAATTGGTATTAAAAAATCAGCTAGAACAACTACTGTAAAACCTGCTGGCACAACATCATTAACATTAGGAACTTCATCTGGTATTCATGCATGGCATAATGACTATTATGTAAGAAGAATACGTGTAGGTAAGAATGAATCTATCTATACTTACTTAGTAAATAACCACCCAGAGTTAGTTGAAGATTGTGTATTCCGTAGTCATGACACTGCTGTAATTAGTATTCCACAGTCAGCTCCTGAAGGATCTATACTTAGAACAGAGTCTCCTTTTGCACTTCTTGAAAGAATTAAAAAGGTTGCAACTGAATGGGTAAAGCCAGGTCATAGAACGGGTTCTAATACTCACAATGTCTCTGCTACTGTAAGTCTTAAAGAGGAAGATTGGGAGATGGCAGGTCAGTGGATGTGGGAAAATAGGGATCATTATAATGGATTATCTGTTTTGCCTTATGATGGTGGTACATATACTCAAGCTCCATTTGAAGACATTTCAAAAAGAAAGTTTAATGAAATGGTAAAATCTTTAATGGATGTTGATCTTTCTAAAGTTGTAGAAGATGATGATAACACCAATCTATCAGGAGAATTAGCATGTGCAGGCGGTGCCTGTGAGGTTAAATAATTATTTTTTAGTTGGATCATACCAACTGTACTTTACAGTTAGCTCTTTACCTAGTTCAATTTTTTCTAGTGTAAAGAGCTTTCTTATTGTACCAGCTTCATCTGATTCTATTTTACAATTAGGTTTATCTGAATGATTTAGGAATCCTCCTA